TCAAGGTGCTCCGCTCTTTGTGTCCAGCGCAACTTGGTTCCGGCCATTGGCCTTGGCGCGGTAAAGCGGTTGGCCGGCGCGTTTCACCACCGCTTCGGGTTGCGCGCCGGCGGGGCCGAAATTGTCGTTGACGCGCTGGACGTAGGCGGGGGGAGGGACGATAGGGTTATAGATTGGCTGCGTATTGGGGCGCCTTGCGAAAAGGGTGGCGCAAAACGACAAAAAACCCCGAAAGCCGTGAGCTATCGGGGTTTCTGAGTCTTCATGACGCGTCATGAAAAGATGTTGTGGTGGCGGCGGGAATCGAACCCGCGAGCAATGTACGCCGTTATTGGCTTTGCGGCATGTTTTTGGAAATTTGGGAGAAAAATGGGAGAAATGCTACTTCAATTCACGAGCAGGTCTCCCTCCCAGCACCGTCTTATACCTCTCCTTGATCGCAGCCTGCAGCAATGGCACCTCCGCCATTTTCAGCTGACCTGGCAATCCAAGTCCGCGATATCTCTCCAGCAATCTATCCGTCTCACCAATCAGCATCAGCATCCATGTCGCAAGTTCCAACTGCCGGCTGTCGGCAGGGAACAGATCGCCGCTCAGCGGCTCAACGCCGCGAAACGATGCCACGATCCGCGCGGCCTGGCCGAGGGTTAAGGTTTTGCTTCGGCCCAAGTGGTCGAACGCCGCCGCGGCTCGCTCAAGGATTTCATCGGGGGGCATGCTGGAATCCGGTTGTGTCCAGATTCCAGCATAGCTAGTGCAGCGCGGCTTGCTGCTTCACCCACTCTTGAAGTCCGCCGAGTTTGTCGGCCGTGCGCCGGCAAACCTCATAATTGCCGACGACCACTTGCAATGCGTCGCTCTCGGTCGCCCCGTCATTCAGCGGCTGAAGCTGCTCCGCTGGCGTCATGAGCTGCGCCGGTGGCGTCGGGAAGCTGCCCGAGGGCGGCGGCATTGTGGAGCTGCACCCAGCCAGCAGGCAGAGTGCAAGAGGCAGGATGAGTTTCAACATACTTGGTGACCTCTTTGTTTATGGTCCGGTAGACGACCTGGGTGTGCTGGGCGGTGGCAGTAGCCGAGGCGTCGACCTTGGCGCTGACAGCATCCTGTTTTGCTTTTGCGGCCAGAACGAACTGCGCTTGTTTGGCCTTCGCTTGGGCTGCGTCACGTTCGGCGCCACGCTGGCTAAAATCCCATCCGAGCCACGCCACGGCCGCCAGCACCAGGCCGGCGACGATCAGTTTCCAGTTCATCTCATTTCCCCAGAAATAGCGCCTGCTCTGCCACGCGGCGACGGGTGAGGCCCGTAAGCTCTTTGCCGCCAGCCTTGTTCCACCGAGGGAACTGGCCGGCCGCGCCGGCGTAGTCGCCAGCGTTGAGCAATCGCAGCAGCGTAGAGCCCTGCAGCGCACCAAGGCCCAAGTTAAAGCTGAAGCAGACCAGCGCGTCGAACTGGTTCTGGTTCAGTGGCACCTGAACCAGCCGGGTGACGCCGCTTTCAAAGCGGCTCAGGTCGCGCGCCAGTAGTGCGTCGGCTTGGGCCTGGGTGATGACCAGGCCCAGCGTCACTTCCGGACCTGTATGGCCGTAGCCGATGGTCCAGACGCCAACCGAGTCCTGGTATGCCTTGAGGCTTAGACCTTCAAAGCCTTGGATCAGCTTGATACCGTTTGCGGATGTTTTCATTGCGGTTTCGCCCCCATCTTCTTGCCCAGACCCAGGCCTGCTATCAGAGCTCCGGCGCCGATACCGTAGCCCTGCAGATCAAACGGCTTTCCTTTGACAGTGCAGTAGATCTGCAAGCCAAGACCAATGACGGTTGCGATGCCGCCCCAGATGTAGGCCGGTTCCAACTGGCCGTTATCGTCAGTGATCGCTTCAAGCAGCTTTGACATGGGTAACCTCTTGATTGGAATGGGCCGTTTGCAACTCATCGGCTGCGAACACGAAGCCCGGCGCGCGCGGGAAAGCCTGGAAGATCCAGACAGGGAAGCTCAACGCATGGATGCCGTGGTTCTTGTGGCGGTGGAATTTGCTGTGCAGCACCAGCATGTTCTGCATGCTGTCGACGAAGGTATCGGGCTTGTCCGGGTCGAATGCGTGCCAGTCGAAGCCGCGGATCTCTGCCAGCTTGCACAGAGCCCACAGCAGAGAATCCTTGGCAGCGAAGGTATCGCCGGTCGGGTGGTCGGTTTCCAGATCCAGCACCGGCAGCTGCGTAATCTCGCCAGTGGCCACGCCCTTGACCACGCTCCAGTCGACGCCACTGGTGAACGCCCACTCGATGGCCAGGTGGTGATATTCGGCGCCTTCGGTATGGCCGCTGATCGCGCAGGGCAGCTTGGCCTTGTGGCCGGCGGCCTTGGTGGCTTTGAATGTGTGTGACTCGGTGCGCGGCGGGTGATCTGGGTAGAAAACATCCTCGCTCAGGGTGTCGGTGTGCTCGTGCTCATTGGCCGGCGCGGCGATCCGATTGGCGAGGTCGATCATGCGCTGGTGATGGGGCGATACGGCCGGCATCGTCTGCATGGCATCGCCGACGCATCGGCTGCATGCTTTTTCGATGTCTAGCCCGTGGCGGCATTTTTCCATGTTTCGGTTCCAGAAATGGAAAAACCGCCCGAAGGCGGTTTTAATGGTGACGAATATTTAAGCCTTATCGGCTTTTCCGTCTAGCTTCCCGTCAATACGGTCAAGCTTCAGGAAAACAGCATCAATGGCTTTGCTAAGTGTTTCTATTGCTTTGCTTAACTCGTTGCTAGTTACGTAATGCTCGGCAACATATAATTTGTGCGCAGCAAGTTCTTTTTGCAATTCAGATATTTCAGCACTGTTTTTCCTGCTGTCTTCTTTAGAGCTTGTGCTGAGGTTGTTGAATAAATACCAAACAACTGATCCAGCGCCGCCAGCAGCAGTACATCCAATTGTTGCGAGAGAAGCCCAGTCCATTTACCCTCCGCGGGCGTTAAAAAACCCGCACGCGGCGGGCATAAATAATGAAGAGCCGCATGCGGCCCCGGACTTAATGTGTTACTCGACCTCTTGCGCGCATGCTGGTACGGCTGGCCAGGTAATCGACGCAGGGAAACCATTTTGCGCCGGAACATCGCGCAGGGCTTGCCGGTAGGTCTGCAACTCTTTGAACTGGTCAGCACTCAGCGTGGTGGCCGCGCCGATTTCAATCTGATCTCGGTGACGCTGGACAAGCCACTGTGTTGCAACGAGAAAGTTGTCTCGCTGCAATCGTGCTTTTTCAGCAAGCTGACTAGATGTCGGCTGCGGGTTTTGTATTGCGGCAGCCTGTGCATCGGTAATTTTCGTGCAGTTGCTCGGCAAATATTTCTCACCGCCATTGTCAATGTCGCTATCAGACAAGAAATGAATGGCGCCGGATTTGTCTTGATAAAATGGCATCCTATTTACCTCGTCTCATACCATGTATATGAAGGTGAGCCGGATGCAGTAATTGCGTATGACTGTCCCGGCAATATCATAGTGTCGAATGTCATATACGATGCTGACCCAGTGTTGTTTGTGAATGTCTGCGTGTTCAATCCGTTTTTATATAACCGCTGAGTGCCGCCTGCCCCCAAAAATATGCAGCACTCAATCAAGATAGGCCGTGGCGTAGTGTTGTAATAAGTTGTGCCAAGCGCTCTGGATGATGTGAAGTCAGCAGTCGATTGGGTGATGCCGAATATTGCACCCAACGTCCCAAGCAATGACGTAATGCCTGGAAGCGCCACATCACCGGTAGATGCGGTAAAAACGAGTCCATCAGCACCGGACGAAAGTGGGAATATAACACTTGCGCCCTGTAACTCTAGACGAGTCAAAGCGAGGTGGTCATCTCGCGCAATAATGCGACCACCCGCACCGGTATTCGGCGCAATTATTTCTAGATTTCGGTCAGTCGAAATGTGGACTTTTGCGCTGGTCTGTAGCGTGGGGCTATTTACGCCAACACCATCGGTAATTCCATACCCGGCAAGCGTCGTCGCAGTGTTGGCTTTTCCAGCCAGCGACGAATTCATCTGACCAAGATTTACTGCATGGCTGTTTGATGTTGCGTTTGAAACTGACGCGGTTCCAGCAACAGAAAGGTTTCCAGTGGTTGAGTCGTATACCAGCCCATCGGTACCGGAGTTTGTAGATAAAATAACTTGAGCCGCTTGCAACTCAAGACGAGTAGGAACGCCAGAATCGTTTCTTGCGAATATGCGTGAGCCCGGCCCGGTGTTTGGGGCTAGAACTTCGAGGTTGTTATTGGCTGCGATGTGGACCTTCGCGCCGCCAGTCAAAACGGGGTTTGCAATGGGAGCGAATTGTCCTTGTGCCTGCCCAAATGGCATGGCGTGCTGGCTTTGGGTGGCGTTTGGCACAATCACAGGATTCTGAAATGCTGGCGACTGGCCCAGAAGCGTCGAGTTTACTATTGGGGCGCCGCTGTATTGGCTGATGTTGCCGGAAGTGATGGTGGTCTGCCCATAGGCAACAGTGACTACATAAAGACCGATGTAGCCCGAGTCCGGTGCAGGGGTTTGTTGGCTTCCCGTTGTGGTTGCTATGCCGGCCTTTGCCTGCACAACAGCAACACCTTTACGTGTGGTGTATTGGGCCTGTCCGCTGTTGTTCGGGCCACTCCACGGTTGAGATGGGTTTGAGCTGTTGTAGTAGGGCAGAGCGACGGCGTTGGCGTCTTGATCCTGGTATGATGCCTGGATCAGGTAGTTGACCGAATAGCCTATCGTAGCAGGTGCCGTGAGCGTTAGCAGTTGTGCATCCAGCGCAATACCCTGCTTCAGAATGCTGTGAGTTGTGTCGGCTGCCAACGAGCTGAATGCAGTCGCATCAATGTTTGCCAACGCGTAAATCTCACCGGGTGCAACATTGATCTGCAGCGAAGCCGGCGCGGTCTGCGTGACGGCGAAACCGTTAGCGATAGTACCGATACCGAGGACGGCCGCAGCCAGTTTGGACAAGGCGACCATCATGTTTTTGTTTGTGTTGAGGATGTCCGTTTCGAGCGGGATAGCCCCCGGGTAAACGATCTGGCGGTCCATGTAGGCTCCAATAGAAAAGGGCCGCACATGGCGGCCCTCAGTCGGTGTAATCGGTTGGTTGTTAGCTGGAAATACGCATCCAGACAATGGTGCTTATCGGGCGCACCGCCTCGACGGCGGCGAATATGTCGGCGTCGGTGACCGCTGCAATTTGAGACATTGATGCGTAATCAGCCTGTGAGCCCTGGCTGTATCCGCCTGTCGAGTAGCCGTAGCCAGCTATGTTCGGGAAACCCTGGTTCAGCGGGCGGTATGCGGTCACCATCGCTTGGTAAGGCATGACCAGCGAGCCGTAACCGCCAGCCATACCATAGCCTAGCGACTGGCCAACACCGTAGGCTCCAGTGTCCGCCGGCCTCCGTGGCTCAAAGATGAGCGGTGCACGTCCCGTCAGGTCGGTAAGCACTTTGGTGATCGCGTAACGCGTCCCACGCTCACGGACAAGATTTATCAATATCCTGTTCCGGTAGCTTGCGTCGGAAGCGCCAGTCCCTCTCGGAAGGCTAGAGCCAAAGAAGTCCAGCGAGATCAGGTCAAGCCATCCACCAGTTCCTGTTTTGATGCGGGTTTGCAGTTTTGAGAAAAGGTATAACGAGAATGACCAAGATAGGGCTTGTGCCGCTCCCAAAAGTATGGCGTCAAGCACAGGGTTGTTATCGTTGAACCACGGTGGCAATAGCGACTTGAGTCGCGAAAACATATCCTGCTGGTCACCAGTTGCCATATCAACTCACATTAATGGTTCCAGACCGTATAACCTGTCTGCTTGTCGCGGCCAAATCAGCGGTACCAGAGTTTAGGGTGACGGACGACACATTCTGCACATATGGGCTTGCTCCGTAAGCAACAGCCGCAAGCTGTGTGAATGGCAAAAGCTGTCCAAGGGTAAGCCCGGCTATATATGCCTGCAGTGCGCTTGTGACTAAGGCCACAACGGTAGGCTTGGAAACCGATGAATCAACGGTCAGTGTCATCGAGACGTTCGCGGTAACGATCTGGGGGCCAAAGACACCATATGTCACAGTGAATGGGCGGACTGCTTCTATTGCATTGGCAGCAGATGACAGGAATGTGCTTGACGGGTTGCCGCTTCCGTCATCAATAACTGCTGTGAAATAGCCGGCGACCGTTGCGCCGTTGATATCTTTGTTCTCGGTCAGCGTGTAGCTAACACCTTGTTGCAGGCTCATAATCGCAGAACCTATTGCAGCCTTAGTGGATTTAGAAAGTGATGCAATCCACAAAACAAATCTTCGCCTAAACGCATCATCTCCTTCTTGATCAACACCATTTACGAATGCGCTTGTGTTGTTTACGGTATCAATTCCACTGATTGATCCAACAATAACGGTGATCGTGCCTACCTGAGCATTCCCCGCACTTCCTGCGGTATTTGCGGAGACAGGAACGGTAGCTGATGTAGTTCCGGATGGAACGAGGTATCCGTTTAGGATGGCGTTGTATAGCGTATTTGTGGTGTCAATTGTCACTGAATACAGCTGTGATCCATCAGATGACGCAACGACAGAACCAATCAAAATCAAAGCCGAGTTTGTTGCGGTAAACCTTGAAAAAGTCACCAGGCCAGTTGCTTGCACCGCGGATAACCGGTAGAAACTGAAGTCGGACATCCAACTATCAAGGTCGGCTCCAGAAGAGGTCGCAGCGCGCGTTGTGGCCAGCAGGTTCACAATCAACTGCTGGATCCACTGAACAACACTGGCGTTTGATTCGACTATCGCTCTTGTCAGTGCACCAATCGAGAAATCGACCAAACCGGCTGCTCTAGCTTGAATGGCTGTGACCTGATCTCGAACCAGAGTAGGGAAGTCTTTTATATTCAGATCCATTTCAGCTCACATCAAAGTAGAGTGTGGTTGGCTCACCGCTGGGCGCGTCTGTGTACGCAATCCCAACGGCAAGCGTGCCATCTGTGCTGGAAGATACGGTGATTTTGGGCGCGGGGTTTCTAGCCACACACTCCTCAAGCGCCATCTGTCCTCGAATGAGGCCGACAATTTGCGGGATGTTGATGACTGCGCCAATAAAGCGACCAAGGCCGGCGCCATAGTCCGGGTGGAACAGATAGTCGCCAGGATTGGTGAGGAGGCGCCGCAGAACCCGCTGCTTGCCGCGGTCGATTCCACTGACTGGGGATAGATCCCCTGTTGGTGAAAGCGCCAGGTCGTTTCCAATGAAGTGGTTTATGTCGTTCATTGCGCCACTCCAGTTAGTCCGCCGCCGGTTTGAACCCCGCCGTGCTTGTGGCCTTTCAGGCTTATGCTGTCCGCGGTGACATCGCCGCCACTTACCACCATGTTTCCGTTCACAGCTGCACCAGAGCCGCCTGAAATCGCCATGCCACCTTGGCCGGTTATTTGCTGTGTCACTTGGAGTGTATTGTCCATCTGGACCGGTCCGACGAAGTGATGTTGTGCGGCCGTGTAGCTAATCGTCGCAGGCGCCACGACTTCGATGGATCCGTTGTTGTGGAACTTGAGAAGTGATCCGGAACTATGCTTAATCCAAATCTCGCCGGCCGGTGGCCCGATTGGCATGTTCACATCGTTGTAATGCCTGGATACCACCGACGCGAGCTGAAAGTCACCACCCTCAAACGATACCGTCACCTCATCACCAATTTGCGGGCCCACCGCAATGCCCCATCCGTTGCCTACACCGGCCGCGTCTAGTTGAACCCAACCTGTAATAAATCCATCCGGCTGTATTTCCACTTTCACCGCGTAGTTGTTGGGGTCATAGCTCGAGATAGTCCCCTTACGATTAGGGGAATTGCTGTCATCCATCTTGGCCTGCATGGCCTGGATCATTCGTTGGACGCTCATGGCAGTATCATCGAGTTAGGGTTGTGGTTTTTGGCAGTCAAGGACATTGAGTATCCGCCATCAAAGCTGAAGGACCGCCGAACAGAATCCACGAAGTACAGCTGATCAAACGGTGACGCCGTTCCCTCCACCCGAACGATGGTGCTGGGCATCAGGATGTTGTCGCCTGGCAGGGAACAGCTCATTCGCATCTCGTGATCGGTGATCTGCTTGTGTGTTTGCTGAGCAAGTTTCATGGCGTCATCTCTCGTGAGCCCGCTGCGGACGATGCTGTAAACCTGTCGCTTGGCTGTGGCTTTGCCTGGAGTAATGCCCTTGGCTGTGTTCTGCGGATAGGCAACGGTGAAAGCCTTACCCTTGGTCCAACTGCGAACCTGGACAGTGACCCCTTTAGCAAGCGTGAGGTCGCGCTCAAATTTCAAATCTTCCGAGCAGTTGGCTTGTGCGGGATGGCTTTGGTTTGGAGGCACCCAGCGGATCACATAAGTGCCATCGAAGTTCATGCCGGCGGCGATCTGCTTTTCCAGAGCAATCTTTGTACCGTCACAATCAGAATGTGCATCGGCTTGTATCTTGCCGGCTTGCTGGTTCAAGGCCGCGGCTTGGCTGAGCAGCGAATCTGCTTGCGCCTTATTGCCGGCTGCTCTCGCCTTTTCGCTTTGTGTAACCAAGTCCGTGGCTTGGTTGTTCAGTGCCATGCTTTTCGAAGATGCTTGGTTGAGCTTCTTGTTGACATCATCAAGCTGTGACTTGAGTTGATTGATGTCTTTGGGCGTAGGCTTGGTGGCCGGCTCAAAGTGCAAATCGTTGCCCTTAACGTAGACCTGATAGCCTTCAACGCCAGCTAGATAGGACAGCAAGTCCCATTCGCTGCGTTCGTCATTCATCTGCACGTGGTCTATCTTGTAGATCGTGCCGGCCAGCGTCTTGGTAGGAACAACCACGGGACGCAGACCATGGCGCTTTGCTAACTCAATCGCGATATCACTCGCCTTGTGGTTCGCAAACTTTTCAGACGTTTTCACGTCGATCAACTTGGCGGTGTAGTCCCTGCCTTCCACGCTTACCGTGTATCTGGCAGGGTTGAAGCTCCAGCGATCCACCCCGCCGATGATGAGCGTTTCCCAGTCAGCGGTCTGCTTGCTTAGAATGCCAACGCTGATCTGCACCTCGATACTTGTTTGGTTCGCCCACCAGTTCAGCAGCCCCATACTCTTCGGCAAAGCCGATATCGCCAGCTCGGCAGAAAACGTGTCAGCGCTGTAGAACGAGTTCGAGTCCACCTCAAACGAGACAAACGGCACTTCAACCCCATTCAAAAGAAAACGCCCGACGATTTGCCGGGCGTTCGGGGTAATCACAGGGTTGTTCAGGTCCATCAGAGGCCTCTTGGTATCTTGATCTCTTGTATCCCGGTGACTTTGGGGTCAGTGACGCCATTGGCCGACGCGATGCCGGTCCATTTTGATTGATCGCCATAGGCATCGGCAGCCAGGCGCTGCAGGCTTGTGTTGCTGGTGACAACACTGGCTGTACCGTTTGCTAGTGGGCCGGCGAGGACGTTCTTTTGCAGGCGCCCAAGCACGGCTTGCATCTGGTAGAGCCCAGGCAGCTGCGTGTAGGCCTCAACCTGTCGGAGCACATTCGTAGCGGTCTTGAACACCGGATTGCCCGGGATCAAACCGCCAAGTGTGGTGATGTCCTCGATGGCTGCATTCACCTGAGCTATCGTCGCGTTCACGATCTGCTGCGCAGCGATGATGGGGCGGATGATGGTTTGCACCGCCGATACCGTCGCGTTGGCGATGTTTTGCACCTGAGACACAGCGGTTTGCACCGCGGTTACCGCATCCGTCACAGCCTGCACGTTGATGACCGACGATAAGCCAAGCGCTTCCCCAATGTCGCTGTTGATCAGCGCATCAAGCGACCCGGTAAGCGCATCCAGCGCGCTGGCTTTGTCCTGCCTAGCGATGATTGTCAGCTCGATGGAGTAGGGGCGCCTGTAGGTGTGCTGGAAGTCTGACGAAAAGCCGGTAATCACCACGCTGAAAGAGTAATCCTCCAGCGTGAAAGTCACAGGCATGCCGGCGTCGCGCATGTCCTCAATGGCCCTGGTGCGATCCGGCGCCGAAGTGCCCACCATCCATCCGGTCCATGTCAGGTTGTCAAAGTCCGTGCCGAGGACATCAATCACGCGCTTGCCGCCGACCAGCTTGTGCACAGCTACCTGCTGCTTAGCGCTGATCTTGATCGACTCTGGAACCTCAAACCCTTGGAACTCGAAGCTACCCAGCGTCAGCCGGGTTGCGAACGGGTCGCCGCCTGGGGCGAAGCTGGGTAGGCTGTCGAGAATGCTCAATTTTATCCCCTCGGGTAAAAGCTACTAGGCATGGTTGGCAGCACCACGCTGCTCACCGCGTCGAAGCCACGCAGGCCAGTCATCGGCTTGGTGGCTTCGCGGGTTTGCTGAGCAGTCACGACTTCTGCCACCTTCTTGCCGTCGATGTTGACAGCCTGTGGAGCTATGTTGATGGTGATAGGCTGCTTTGGTGGGACTGGAACTGACTGAGTCATCGAATTAAACGGGTTCCCTTGTTTTGGATAGTCGCCATCAATGGCAATCATCTTCCCGTTAACCATCCCATACTTCATAGGTCCCATCGCGGCTTTTTCATCATTGAAGAGCCCATAAAGCCATCCACCTAGCGTTTTCTCACGGCCATTTGTGAAAAACTCAATCAGCGGGTTGAGAAGGTTTTCATTTAGCCAATTACCTACCATATAGCCAGCCTGGTACGCGACGAATGCAGCGACAGCTCCCTTGACCAATCCGAATGATGCTGCGCTTGAGAGCATAACCGTTCGCCATGCAACAAAACTTGCATTGGTTGCCATCAAGGCAGCTGGTATCCCGCCCATGACTGTATATAGAAGCATAAAGCCCCTTGTAGCAGCCGCCACTACGTTTATCAAACCGCCAACAACAAGCACAGTTGCAAAACCAGCAAGTGAAACAGTGACTTTTTGTATAAGTTCTGGTGATTTTGACAGCTCTTTTGTGTATTTCGCCAGGTTTGTAATCAGTGGAGTGAAAACTGGAAGCAAGTCTTGTCCAACAGCAAGCTTTAGGTCTTTTATTGCTTTTGCAAGCTCTTGTGCTTTCATTATTGGTGAGTTGGCATTGTTTTTTATTGTTTCTTCAATCCCTTTTGAGGCTTCGTATGCATGTTCTGAGTGACGAAGTACCGGCATCTGCCTCATTATCAAGTCATATACTTTCCCGCCAGTTCTGCCGAATAACATCGCATTTGTTCTTGCTATTTCATTTCCTGTTATTTTGTTTTTCTTGTAAATCTCCATCATAACTTCTGCGAAATCTACAGGGTTTTGATTCATCAAGTCTGCGTATTGTTTTTTTAGTGGATTGCTTTTTAGCTTTTTAATGCCACCTTGTGAGTTGAAAACTATTTGGTTTTCGTCCCACAAACCAAGCTTTATGTACTCTCCTGCCATCTGATTAGGCGGTTTGATCAACCCATTTGCTCTTGACCAGGCAGTGTTCAAACCTGTAGCGGTTGTGCTTCCTTTTAGTTCCCCAATGATTGGTTCAAGGCTGGCAAACATTGCTTTATCAGTTATGTTTGCGACGGCAGCGCCGCCATAGCTCCTAAATTGTCGCAGCTGCTCTGGATTCACCATGCGTCCAGATGCTGATATTGCCCTGAACCCGGCGTCTACAATTTGAGCTGCTCGTTTTGGATCATTAAGGCCGCCCATCTGCTCAACGACCCTGTTTAAAGCAAGCATTCCATGCTCTGCAGCCGCATGTTTTTCTTCGCTGAGCATTGAACTGGCAACTTGATACTTTGTCAGGACTGGCATCATTACTTTGGCAGCTTCTAGGGCTTTGGGGCCCTGCATGCCAGACTCTCGAAACGCACCCTGAGCCTCTGTGAACAGTTTAATTCTGTCCTGAATTGACGACCCGATGATGTCTGTAGCCTCTACAAACCTTCTTGCCTCTGCAATTTGGTTGCCTGACAGGCCCTGTTGTTGCAGTTTTGCCATCTCTCGTTGATACTTAAAAGCCTCCTCTAGCGGGCCTTTGAACATACCAGCTATGGCAGCCCCACCTCCAAGCATCGCCCCGCCAATGGCAGCCTGCTTGCCGATTGCGGTAAGCTTATCCTGCAGTTTTTGGGCATCAGAGTGTGTGGACTGTAAGCTACGAGACAGGAGCAGTAGACCAGATGTCACATTGTTGACCAAGCTCAGCTTGATAGCGACAGAGTAGGCATCAAACATTTTGGATTCCATTCATCAGATCAAGGGTAGGCTTATGAAGCGCGGGAAAATAATTGATGCCGATTTTGAGATGGTCGACAATGGTGTACACATAACGAAAACAGATAGAAAGATTTCGTTAGGCCAAGCTTGGTATATTTTTTGTATATCTTTACTTGCTTTGGCTTTTTTTAGTATTGCGTTGCCGCTTCTTTTTCTTGCGCTGATGGCTTTGTTTTATGTTTTGAAATCTATATTCGTGGGGTGATGTATGATTTTTAAGTATGTTGGTGCTATTGCCATCGCTTCAGTATTGTTTGGTTGTGGCGTTCGTGAAGGTGCGCCATCTGGCGAAACATCTTCTAGTAAGATAAATTCAGCGTCTTCTTCTGCTGCAATTTCTGAGTTACGCAAGCAGGATGCTATTAAATCTGAGGCTCCAGCAAAAGATAAGGCACAATTCTCTTCACTTAGTTTTGGTATTGGAAAAGGTAAATTCGGAGTAAAATCCGTAAAGGGCACTCTGCAAAATAACTCAGATAAGAAGTATGGATATGTTCAAATAGAGATTAATCTATATGACAAAGATGGAAATCAAGTTGGTAGCACAATGGCAAACGTTAACAATCTTGCGCCTGGAGCCAAGTGGAAATACGAAGCTCCCATAATTGAAGATGGTGTTTTTAAGGCAGAAATTATAAATATTAGCGCATTTTGAGGTGGTGGAATGAGTGGTTTTCTCTATGTTTTTGGTTTTGTTTTTTTAATTGTTGCCGTTGTGTCTTTATTTAAGCCTGCTATTTTTAAAAATAGCAAAGGTGAACCATATGGCAGATTGAAAACATTCACGGTTTTTATTCTGGTATATGTGGCTATATCATCGCTGGCCAGCAGCATTGATGTTTCAAAATCAAAACCAGTGCAAGAGGCTCAAACTCAAAATAGTGATGCTGTAGCCAAGGTGGAATCTAGCATCCCGCAAGCAGCGGCCGTCGAAACAAAGGAAGTTGTAAAGATAAAGCCAGAGCAAATCGTCACATTCCCAACGTCGGCTATTGCATGTATCGACAAGGATGATTTGCAAGAGGTTATGACCAACTACATGAAAGGAGAGGTGACAAAAGGCAACAGCAAATTCATTAGCAAAGATAATCCAGAAGCAAGATGCATTATGCTAAACACTAAATTGAAGTACAAGGTGTTATCTGTTGAATACAATAATGATGAGATAGGGCTTTTGGAGGTGGTGGGAATTAATTCTACCTCCGCTACCGGTGCTTGGACGCTATCCATGACAGCAGAGCCAGTAAAATAAAAACCCCGCCGGAGCGGGGTTTGTTTGATCTATGCTTTTTTTAGCTATGGGCTAGTTTGCTACCATTATCGCTATCTTTTCCCATCTTTCCATGCGATTGTGTTTTTTTTCTGCGATAGTTGCTATGCTTACCAAATTCAGTACATTTATCTTCCGCAGTAATGGCTTTCAGGATATGAATAGCATGTTGTAGTTCATCCATTTCACGCATATGGAGTTTTTCATTTCTGCTTAGTTTTTCAGACTCGCACACATCGTCTTTTTCACATGCTTCATCAGCTTTTTTGTTTGCGATAAAAGCGACAATCACGCCGACGACCAACGCTATTCCAAAGAAAGCGTCGAATAGTTGCATGAATGTTAATTGTCGAATTGCATCCATGGCATCACCTCTTTTGAGCGCGCTTGTCGGCAGCGTGCAATATCCATAGAGAAATTACTTGCAAGCCGGCGTAGAACATTACAGCCTTTATCAGCAACTCCCCAGCATCTCCGGATGGTAATTTTAAATGAAACTTGCCATCTGTTCCTGTCATGTCCCTGAGCAGCACAGTAGCTGCCGCTGCTATAGCTGCTAATCCCAGATTATCAAATATTTTTGCCAACTGCTTAAGTTTTTCCATTTAAGTGCTTTTTCATGTGATGATTTATCATCTCACATATGCACATGTTATGGAAGTTGATGGGTTGCTGTTATTCTCCATCATAGCCTAGTCCAGGCACGATGTTTTGGCCACCGACCAGGCCAGATACCGCGGCGCGGCCAATCGTCCGTAGGATGAACTCCTTGTTGCGGAAGAGGGCAGGACCGAATACCGGCCGCGGCGGGATTTTGTTGGTCCCGAACTCGTGGTAGACCATCTTCTTGTCTTTGGCGCCGATAACCGCCTCATGCCCGCGAACAACGTGCTCGATGGAGTCGCGCATGTCGCCAGATGCAAGCAGTGGGGAATCCGCCGGATACCCTTTTTGAGCCTTCTGCTGTTCTGTCGAGTCTGCCAGCGGATCCCATGCAGGGAAGGGGCCAACGGCGGATTGGTAAGTACCGATCTCCGCCTTGGCCGTCTCTTCGATACGCTTGGCGCACTTCTCCAAGCCTTCATGCATGTGTTGCTGGTGAGCAGCTGAGACGGCAGCCAGATGAAGCGCCAACTCGCCAAGGCTACTAAACTCCATCTTTCTTCTCCTTGAACCGCATCGCCTCCCAGTCGAACTCATTGCCTTCGAACTCGGAAAATTTGATGCTCATGGCCATGCGCTCATGTTCCATCAGTACGCCAACCTCAAACACGCGGTCGAATGGAACCCCGTTCTTCACCAGCCAGCAGCGGTTAGCGAAGTCGGGGTTCTGCGCTAGTTTTTTGCGGCGTTCCGCATCGCGTCTTTTTCTTGGTCTTCGGCCGCCTCTTTAGCGGCGTTGTACTTACCGACCAGCCACTCGCCGATGGCGGCGATACCTTCGTTGCCCAACAGGGTCAGACGGGTTTCGATCTGCGCCAGGTTCTGCGGCAGACCAAACGGCTCGTCGTCGACGAAGGCCACCATTGCGGCCGGCAGCGCGAAGCCGTTCATGTATGCTGAGTTGGAGCTGACTTCACCGCCGACGGCCATCACAAGGCGCGATTGCTGCAGCGGGTCGAGCTGACGCAGTTGGATGACCCGCCCCAGGCTGTCTGTGACGGATTCGAATTTGGGTTTCTGCTTCTGAACTACGTCGGTGTTTGCGTCTTCTTCGGAGCGCACGGTAACTTTTGCCATGGTTTATATCCTCTCGTCTTGAGTCGTCAGGATGGCGCGGCGGTGGGGTGACGAAATCCCACACCCTGCCGGGCTGCCGCGCCAAATGGTTTACACTTTCAGGCGCCGTTGGGCGGTAAAGCTGACCTGCATGCGGACGGTCTTGCCGCCCTCGCGCTTGCCGGCGCTTTCCAGCTTCAATTGCACCTTGGTGAAGCGATAGGTGGTGCGGCTGCCGTTGTTCTCCAACGTTGTGTCGGTGATGGTGGCCGCGGAGGGGAGTTGAGGGGCGCCGTTGTAGTAGTCCGATTCCCAGCGGGCCCAGAAGTCTTCCAGGGTGGAGTCAGTGCGCTCCACCTCGAAAGTCCCGGACCAGCCCTTGGGAATCAGCATCTCGTCTGTTTGCCCATTGAGGGCAGTGACTTCAACGCTGTTTGTTTTCGGCTTGGCCTCGAAGTTGATGATCTTCGCCAGATTGATCGGTCCCCCGTACGGGTCCACGATATCGACGCTCGTGTCATTGCCGACAGTGTAGCCATTGAGTGGCATGATGAGTCCTTACGCGCGGGGGTTATTGGAAACGACGACGCTGACGCTCTGGCCGGCTTCCAGATTGATCAGGAAGTAACGGACCACGGACAGGTACTTGACCTGCACGTCGGCTTGCATGTAGCCAAGCGCCACGCGGCTGTCCGGGTTGTTCTGAGCATTGATCTGCACCGAGAACGCCGGACCTCCGTTCGGGTCGCCAATCATTCCCTGGTCTTTCAGGTTCTGAAGGAACGTCTCGATGGTGTTCTTGGTCTGCCGGCGCAGGTCTTCCGTGTGCAACTGGCCGACAACAAAACCGAATGAAGCGGCCAACGTCAGCGAGATGAAGTTGGTCAGCCTCGAGTAGTTGTCGCCGTTGACGGTAGGGTTGCTGGAACAGTTCAGGCCGGAGCGGTGGCCGTAGTAGTTGCCGCCTGGGCATGGATTGGTGATGACATCCAGCCGCGCGGAGTTGATTGCGCCGATCTCGGCCAGGCTGTACGGCTGCTGAGCCAGCGTGCGCTGTGTCGCCACGGCGGCGAGCAACGCCTTGTTCAGCGGCGATTGGTGCGGCGCCAGCGATGCAATCTTGGCTGCGGAGAAGGTCGCTGGCGCCATCATGCGTTGCTTCTGGTTCGGCTGGTCCTGCCAGTACACCCAGTCTCCAACCATCACTTTCAAGGCATAGCTGTCGGAGCCCGCGGTGTTAAGTGCGGTGGATACGGTGGTATACGAAGCGCCGGCGGCGCCTTGAGTGACCATGTAGCAACCTTCGGACAGGCCGAACGTGGTCATCGTCGACCACTGCGTCGAGTCGGTCAGGTCGACCAAGTTGGCGACTTGCGCACCCGTTCCGCGCAGGGCGTACATGCCCTTGCGGTTCGGTCCAGTGGACCCGTCTTGCCCAATCAGCGTCGCATCGGTGATGGTGGTAGTGCCGTCTGTCCCACCGCTAAACGTTGCGGTTTGCGATGCCGGCGGCGCGGCGCTGGAGCTGCCGATGGTGGCGATGACCAGTTGCGACGGTCCGCGCAGGCCGCTTTGGCCGTTGTTGACCGCGCTGACAATGGCTTGCCACAGGGCGGCGCCGGAGCCGGTGAGGTTGTCGAATACCTCAGGCTGCACGCCAGGCAACGTCACGGTCAGTTTGAAGCTGTTGACGGCAGTGCCTGCAGCCAGGACGGCGCTCAAGGAGTTGCCAAGGGAGCCGGTGTAGTAGGCCGTCAGCGTGACGCCAGTGGCCGGGGTGCCGGCTGAGTCGACCAAAGTCGCCGTTGCCGCGGTGTCGGTGCCGTCTGTCACGCGCACTGCGCGAATGTTCGACGCACCAAGCTGGATCGAGATTGCGGCAGCGCTGGCCAGGTCATACTTGCGTACCTGCTGGGTGCCAAGCTTCAGCCGAGCATCATCGGGAGAGCCGATCAGCATCGGGCTGTTTACCGCGCCCCACGACGCCACGCCCACCAAGCCGAGAATGTCGGTTGCCACGCCATTGATGTAGCGTGTCTTGGGCGGCACGATCTGGATGTACAGATCCGGGGCTTGAAGCGCCGCCGTGTTCAAATTGCCTGCCGGGTAGATGGGCATGGCTTCCTCCAATAAAAAAACCCGCCGTGTGGCGGGTTCTTGGTTTCTTGCTGGGTGTTAGCCGGCGGATGGTTGGCGCTTCAGGACGTAGGCTGCGGTTTCTCCGTTCAGGATCTCCGCAATTTTGGTCGCGTCTTTGATCACGTCGCCGATATCGAAATCGGCAAAGGCGTGCTTGACCACCAGCTCAAATGCCGGCGAATCTTTCTTGTCTGCCATGGCAGCCCTCAAAGGTTTTTGGTGAGAATGGTCTGGCCGCTTAGTTCGCTGACGACGCCAAGAACGGGCGCCACAACTTCAGTGGCTTGCTGAACACGCGTGGTTGCGAAATCGACGGTGTAGACGATGTCGCGCCGATAGAGCCCGGCTTTTTGCGTTTGGTCGGTCTGGTTGCTGTGCGAATACCGCATGAAGCCGATAGATCCGTCAGAAAACGCTAGGTTGTAGACGTCAGCGAATGCGGTATCAATGAACTTGGCAACGGCGTCGCGGGCGAATGGAGTCGGGGCCCACACCGATAGTTGGAACTGCTTTTCTTGACGCCTGATCTCGCGCGCAACCTGGCCAAAGCCGCCAACACGGGCGATGATGGCGTGCGCTCCGGTGATGGTCACCACGGGTCCACTGCTTGTGCTGTTCGGTATCAGGGCAGAGAGCGCTGCTGCGATTCCGTTGATGGTGTCTGAAGGCTGGACGGTGTAGATGTAGTCCTGGCCGTCAACTTGAATCAGTACGTTTTGTGCGCTGGCTGTGCCTGCTATTGTCACCGTGTTTCCTGATACGGTCGCGGTGATCGTGTGCGCCGGCCCCTGTATCTGTCGCCAGCCTTCGCTGATGTGGCGAGTGGTGTTTCGCTCTGTTACCAGCGGATAGACGCTTAGATGCACCTTGCCCGCAAGCAAATCAGCGTCCAATACGTTGGGAACCGGCCATCCAGGATAGACTTTCACCGGATAGCCGCTAGGGCTGGGCTGTGAGGTGCCGGCCGGGTACAGTGCCGCCGCGGACATGGCCGCCAACTGCGCAATAATGTCGGATTGGTCTGCCATGGTCACACCTGAGATTGCATTGCCGTTAGGCGCCAACCCAGATCCGTTAGCTCTGCGCTTGAGATGACGTATCGGCGATTGAGATCGTCTGTAATGATGTCGCTCATGCGCAGAATAACGCCTGTCCAGGATGGTAGTAGAACTGTCCACCATGGCACGCGTAGATCGCCGGGCAGCTTAACCTCGTTCATCTCGCCCTTGGTCCACTGCAGCACGCTTGCCGGCCAACCCGTCATCAACGGCTGCTCTGTAGCGGATGTGTCTCCGCCATATCCAACCTGACCGACGCCGGAATCCATCGTCGGCCGCAGCACGGTTATCGTGCGATTGCAGTCCACCATGAAAATCGGCAGTAGCTGCTGAAGCGCAGCGACGAACAGCGTCCCTTCGATGCCGACGATGTAATCACCGACCTGAAGCGCCGCGCCATCAGCGACCGCATACCACGTGGCCTTGCCGTACATGTTAGGGCGCGAGTATTTCGGGTCGTTGGCGTTCAGGCTGACTGGCAAATCAGCCAAACGGTTGCCGGATGCGAGAGGATTGCTTGCGCTGGTGGGGCGGAAGTGCTGATATGGCGTGCCTACCTTCTTCGCGGCCTTAGCATAGCCAGCCCAGACTTTTGAATTGAGCTTTATGCCGTCCATGGTCATCCCCTGGTGATGCGTGATCCACCGCTTCCCAGCGATGGCCCGGGCGAGATGCCGATGAAGGCACACATTCTGCGGCGCCATTGGTCAAAAAGCGCCGATTTGTCTTGAACTTCGCTCTTATTGTGAACCCATACGGCAGCCGCCTCGGTATCGAGGTTATCGACTGAGGCCACAATCGCCTGCTCAAGCGTCGCCAAGTTGGTCAAGTACACGCTGATCAGCGTGGATTGCTCGGTCGCGCTGAGGTTGTTCAGCCGCTCGTAAAGCGTCTGCCAAACGCCAGGCGATACCCAGCCATAGGCGAAGTCTCTAGCGTTGTCGACTTGAGTGTTGGCCGTGAGCGGATAGCCTGCGTAGCGTCGTACATCCAGTTTTTGCTGATCCGTCAACATGGCCGCTCCGTTATTCTTGTTTCGTCCAGCCGCCGAGCTGGAAGTTGGCTACTTCGTCCGGGTGCACGGTGGCGCTGTGCGGCTCTGGGTAAACATCAGGATTGCGCACCATCTGCACGAACACCACTTCTTGTGCGCCAACTTCTACACCCAGGTCGTCCTGTTTTTGTTTCTGTGCTGCCATATCTATCTCCAAAAGTGGGCGGCCGAAGCCGCCCGGTCTTGTTAGCCAAGCAGCAGAGCGGTGTGCTCAGGCTTGATGTTGGCGCAGCCCCATGCAGCAGCCACCTCGTAACGAACGCGGCGGTATTGCAGGTACATGGAGATTTCGAAGGCGATACCGGAAACCGGGTCTTCGATCAGCATGCGGTCTTCGGCCATGTCGCCTTCTTCCGGCAGGGCCGGGGCGCGTGTGGCCAGCACCAGAGCGGTGCGCGCGAACGCAAAGTTGGCGGTGAAAGCGCTGTTCACGGTGACAGTTGCACCGGTATTCACCGCGGCCATCAGGCCAGGCGCAGCGATCACCAGCGAGCCGCCGGACAGGGCAGTGGTCACCACGTACTTGAAGTTGCCGATGGTCAGCACGTCGCCGGCCAGGATGGTGCCGGTGCCGGTCTGTACGTTGATGGTGGTCGCGCCTTTGGCGTGGGAGCCGTTGGTCACGTAGCTGGCGCCAGTGCCCGGGGTGTGATAGGCCACGCCGGCGGATTCACGGAAGTTGAAGCCGTGGATGTTCAGCAGCAGACCTTGTTCACGCAGCGAGGTGGTGCCGGCTTCATTCGCCTTGGTCAACTGAGCCAGCGAGCGCATTTTTGCGCCGGCAGTGGTGTCGATCACGCTTTGCAGGTCGGACAGCGGGGCGCCGTTGTCGGACAGGATCTTGCGAACCTGCGCCGGGTCGCTCAGATCGCTGGCAAACGGGGTTGTGCCAGCGGTGCCCCATGCGCGAGAGGCATAGGCGGACAGGTTGCCCAGATCCACTTCCATCTCGTTGGTCAGGGTACGCATCGCCTGGGCGATCTGGTTCACGCGGATGTTGCGATAGCCAGGGCCGGAGTTCACGCCTTTTTGCTCTTCACCGGTCCAACGGAACGGAACGGCGCGGGCTTTGGTGATGGTCAGCGGGTTGTTGTTGACGGTCTGATCACCGGTATCCGGCGGCAGTTGGCCGGGGGCGATGTCCGCAGCAGACTGCGAGGTGGTGATGGGAACGCGGATTGCCTGGTTCAGTGCGGCGCGCTCGGCATTGGCATCCAGTGTGACGGAGGGGATGAATCCCACCATTTCACGAGACACAACGTCAAGGGCCTCGTACAGGTCAGGTACGAGGCTAGTCAGGGTGTTAGCCATTTATTGAATATCCAGATGAGTTGAGATGAGATGTGTTCTGGACATCCGTCCAGTTGCGCCGGCCCCATCCGAGGCGTGGCAGGTGGTGAATCAATCGGTCAGCGTTCCGCCGTTTTTTAAGAACTCGGATCGCGCCGATGCGTCCATGCTGTCGAATGCAGCACGGTTAATGGTCTTGCCGCGGGCGCCTTGGCCGCCGCCTTGCGAGCCGCCACCAGAGGATCCGGTGCCTTTGAGGATGTAGTCGCGGTTCGGGTAGTGATCGACCAACTGTTCCAGCGCCTCGTCGAACGAAGCGATCTCGCCCGGTCGCGAGCGGGAAAAGATCTTGTTGCCGGTGTGGTCGTAGGCCACGACCTTGTCACCCTCGACTTTGAATGCGTTGCCGAAGACGGCGCGCACCATGTCGGGAGGGGTGATCAGGTTTTCCTTGATGAAGCCTGAGCGCTCGAACTGGCCACCGATTCGCTCGTTAAACAGAGTGGTTTGCAGGCTGTCGCGCTCTTGCGTGATGCGATTCAGCGTCTCACCGTGCGCCTTTTCCTGTGCTTGAATGCGCTGCTCGTAAGCTTGAGCGGTTTGCTGCTTGATCTGCTCGACTTGGCCGGCATCCACCAAGCGCTTGTCGTCGATGTTTTTCAGCGTTTCCAGCGCTTTGAGCGCTGCGGCCGGGTCTGCGATGCCTTCGAAGTTCTTCAGCGCGGCTTCGGCAGCTTCTTTGGCTTCGCGATGGCTCTTTGCCTCAGCATTGAGCCGTGAGATGGTTTCTTTGGTGCCGACGGCATCAAACGCGATGTCCTTGCCATGGTCGTCTACGAAAACCGGCTTGCCATCTTGAACGTAAGCGAATCCTTGCTCGTTGAGCTTGAGTTTCATTGTGTGAATACCCTGTAATGCGCGCTATCCAGCGCAAGCACCGCTTGCCATCCGGCTTGCGGCAAAAAGAAAGCCGCCATGCAGGCGGCTTGGTGACTCCGGGTCAGGCTGTCTGATCCGGCGATGGTGGAGACTTCTTGATCCGTGCTTTTTCGGCTTTCCACGTCAACATGTCGTTGACCAGGCCGCGGCGCTGAACCTCTTCGAACAAGGTTTCATCCGAAATCTTGCCTTCCTGGTTCATATCCAGCAGGAATTGCAGCGTGGCTTCGGCTTGGTTCGCTACGCCGAAGTCGCTGAAAATGTCGATAGAGCCTGATGTTGGCTGTTTCATCCAGGCTGCGGTGAATGCCAGGGCCTGGTCGGCGGCGCCCTCTACAGCTTGCACGATGCGCTGAAGTGCGCATGTCTGAGGCTCATTGTCTGCCCGTGTCTGGGCTATCGTCATGCGCCCGGGCTTGACTACCAGCAGCTCGGCGCCGATCTGGCGCATCTGGTCTTCCAGATCCTGCAACGATAGCCGCCCAGCTTCGATGGCGGCGCCGCTATGTTCAATGTAACGACCATCGGCTTTTTCTTCGTTGCTGATAAGCGCAGAATGGGCGCCAATAACGATGTCACCATCGCCAAACATCTTCAGGAAAAGCAGAGGAACGCGCGCGACGTGCAGGATGGTTTGCTGGTCAGACTTCGATTGCCAGTGCTCGACATTGAGATAGGCCAGTTCGGCCAGCGGCGGCTTTGACTTGAAGTGCCCCTTGCGCTTGCCGTAGACGGGTACGAATGGAACGACGCCTAGCGTGTTTACGCCTTCTTCGTGCAACACCCATTCTTTTTCGCGTGCGTTGGCAACCTGCTTTTCGCGGTAGGTGCGCCAGCGAGTGGGCTCGATCACCCGAACCTGCTCGATGCAAAGCTGGGAGAACTCGTCCTCTGGATCTGGCTCGACCACAGACTCAACGAAACGCAACTGGCTGATGACTTGCTTGCCGTTGACGCGTTCAAATCTAACGTCTAGCAGACTATGCAGGTCTATCTTGACCCAGTACGGGCGCAGTCCGGCCTTTTTCTCATCGGCACGCGACTTGACGCCGCTCGCTTGCGGGTATTCGACAAGGATGCCGCAGAAGCCATCCGATACCGCAGAGTGCGTCACTTCATACAGGAAGTTGTGTAGGTTCGTGCCCTGCAGGTCAATGTCGCCAAACAGTGCCTCAATGTCCTTCGGAACACCGTCCCAACTGACTGGCTTTGAGAATGGCTTGCCGCTTAGCACGTCGACAGTCCATTCAAATGCAGGGAAGAGGGTGGCGACACTCTTTCGAACCTTGTAATCCTGCTCGGCCTCACTGGGCCACTTGGGCAGATAGAGGGTTCCGGCTTCTCGCATGGCCTCGGTGCCGCCCATCAGGCACTTGATCATGGGGAGACATTCGGCCATCTCGTTGATGAGTGCCGAACGCTGTCGAACTGTGTTTTTTTGCGGCATGGCTGGTCCAAAAAGAAACCCGCCAGGTGGCGGTTACAGGCGCAGTGGGCGCTGAGAGGAAACAATCTTGACGATTGGCCACATGCGGACAATCGGGTAGGTGCCGGCGTCGTTAACGTGGTCCACGCCGGATTTCTTGTCGGGCTCGCCGTTCTTGTCGTATGCCTGCTGCTCCAAGCCTTCTGTGAACTTGGGGCAATTTCGGGTATTGACGCGTAGGCGCCGACTGCCTTCGCCGTTGAGTAGCATTGCATTGGTGGCCAACACGCGATCCTTGACGGCCGGGTTTTGACTACCGACGTTAATCGTGAATCCCGCTTGCTTCAGGATGCTGATATCTGACTCGGAAGCCGATTTGCTGCTTGTGTTCTGACCTGAAGCGTCTGGGTAGATCGTGATGGCGTGGCCGGCGGCTTTCCAACGTTCGGCGATGATCTGCGCCATGGCGGGCGTGTCGCGCACATCGGTCAGCTCGGCTACAGCATGCGGATTGCCGTCGCGGATGACGTACACCACGGCGGCCATCTTCAACACGTTGAAGTCCATGCCGATATGCAGCGCATCGCCAGGCGCTATTTCTTCGTCGGAGTGGTTCAGCTTGCGGTCAAAGTTGGCGTACACAGTCCCGGCGAGCAGGTTACAGAACCGTCCGCGCAGGTAAGCGTCGATCAACTGAGCAGGATAGGTGCGGAACAGCGAGTCGATGTAGTCGGCCGGAAGGTTCGCTTCATTGTCGTAGGTGGATGCCTGGATGAGACCGTAAAGAGTGGATAGTTGCGGATTTTCAGCAACCTGCTTGACGAACTGGTTGTGGACGAACTTGAAGCCTTCTGGCGTTGTCGTCACATCCACGCCATTCTTGAGATTGTCGACCTTGTAGCGCATCCGAGCGATGATCTTGCGCCAGACAGTTTGCGCTTTATCGGTCTTCAATAGATCCATCTCGTCGCACAAGGCTTTACCCACCTTAAAACCGACGATGGTTTCAGGCTTCTCCATGGACCGGCAGATAGTCGTGCCGCGGTACTTGCGACCCTCGTAGACGTGAACCTCTTTGTTAGACTCGTTGATCTGTACTCGCAGACCCCAGTCGAAGGCCACTTCCTCGATGGTCGGGTAGAAGATATCGCGAATCTGTGTGTAGGTCGGAGCGAAATACCCGGCGTTGATCCGCGGGAACTCCCAGAAGTGCTGCATCAAGCCGCCGCACCCTACCCACGTCTTCCCGGAGCCAAACCCGGCAACATAGGCGCGGAATTTGTGCTCCATCGCAAGGAATCTAGCTTGTGGTAGGTTCAGGCTCGGCATCGTCGCGCATCCTTGCGTCTTTTACTTCAACCACTATGCGGACAGGGGTTGGAACATCGTCTTCGCCGCCACCGATTGCGATGCGCAGCTTCTCGGCTTCAAGTCGCTTGAGCTCCATCTCTAGCTCGTGGCGCTCGCGCTCCATCTTCATCTGCTGCCGGAGGCGGGCTTTCTCGTCGTCTGAGGTGTATACGCCAAGAATCCGGCCAACCTCTTTGAGCGCCTCATCCGGATTGCCGACCAGAGCCTTGAGTCCGTCTTTGCCCTGATGAACACCGCGGTACATCTGCCTGGCGGCGCCCTTGAGTCTGCGGGTATCGTGGACGTGGACTTTACCGCGCCCTTCACCGGCACATTCGGGGCAGGATGGATTGGGCTCGCGGGTGGCGTTGTATCCAAAGCCGCCAATGGCATCCGGTGGTTGGTCGCCACTTTCTGCGGCCTCATGCTGTGCACGTTGATACTCGGATTCGGTCCACTGATATTGATGATCAACGCCCCAGCAATGCCGGCAGTTATCGCGGCGGTACTCAACGATTTCGTTGACGTCTACTGTGGCGCGCTCCATCCATAGCTTGAGCACTTTCTCGGGGGTGATATCAGTGTTCTCAGCCATCTGCCGGCGTCGCTCAGCAATTGCCGCCTCGACTTTAGGGTTTTTAAGTAGCCGATGCCCCTCTACGCCTGCCACCTGATCTGTGGCGCATGAGTACCCAGCAAGCTTATAGGCCCGTGTGGCATTCATCCTGGCTTCGCCTAAGTACGCCTCTACGAAAGCCAGTTGTTTTAGGGTGATTTTCTTGTTGGCCATAGAGGCTATGCCTCCTCGGCGGATTTGTTGATCAGGTTATTCGGCAGTGCCGCCCGCGGGGTTGGCAGACATTCCAAGCTTTGACAAGACCAGGCAGAACTTGGACGTTGTATGCGACAGCATTAGGGCTTTTGGTCAAATCAACCTTTGGCACCGGCTGACGCCATCCAGCTGTTGGCACCAGACCCACGGACAGCTCACGGAGGAACCTAGCGCATTCTTCTGCCGTGCCATCGATGGTGGCAGTCACTCCGTTGTGCATGATGGTCATTTTCATGTCGTCGCCTTTTTCGAAACCCTGATCTCGTCCGGCGCCACCCACTCGGGGTGGCGCATGTTGTCGTACCAGTAGCGAATGCGGATGGTGAAGCCGTTGACGTCAAACATCACAGCGTCAACGCGGGCGGATATGTCTTGGTCAATCACCTCGACGCGCTGGCCGACGTGGAAGCCTTGGAAGCTTTGGATGTCGTTCATCTTTCATCTCCGGAGCACTACGGCAGTGCCGTATAGTGTGATGGCGGTGAACCGCCGCGTCCCAAAGTGGAGGTGTCGTGGTTACTTGAAGATGGACTTCACATCGTCTGCTAGGGACTCGGCAACCTTTGCCACTTCCTTGGCACCTTCCGCTACCGGCTCAAGAACAGCTTCCGTGGCTTTCACGGCGACGGAGACGGGAGCGGTACGACCTTAACGGCTGATGTGGCAATGCTGATCAGGCTTCCAAACATGGGTTAATCCTTAAAATCTTGGGGCATGTGGGGCATGGCCAGGCGAAACGGGCAATCGAACCGCTTTTCGGGAGCTACCCTAGGCCATGCTTGAGAGGTCAACTGGACTAGCCAGGCAGCGCCTCGCGGCGGATGCAAAGCTTACTTGTCGATAGCTGCGCGCATCGCGGCGATGTGCCGCTCGATAGAACTGATGGCGTCTTCGAGTTGATGGCGGTTGCGGGCGCGATGTAGGCGCTGTGAGGCTTCGAGCAGGTCTTTCGAGTAGACCATGGCTGCGCGGATTTCCGGAGTTGGCGAAGGGGGAAGGGCGACGCGGCTTTTATGAGCTGTATCGCGCTCTTCACGGAATATGCTGAAGAACATCGCATCCCCCAAGTGGTATTATACAAAACCCGTTTTTGCGGGTATCACCCCGGTATTTTTCGCACTTAAGCCTGATTTTCTAATACCACTTGCTCAGGATGGCGCGTATTGAACAGGACAATCTGGGTCAACTCGGCAACCGCGGAAGCGATCCTGCGCTTTACCACCATGCCTCTCGTTTCGCTGACACCTTGTCCCGCATATTCGTACAGGATTCTGGCAATGCTCTTAGCCAGCTCATCCTGGGAAATTGTTACGCCAGCCGTCAGGCCGTCTTCATTTCCAGCAAGGACATTGAGGTCTTCGCTCAAGCTGCAACTCCCGTAGAGATCAGGTTTTGAGAAATCATGGTCTGGAATGCGCCAACGCTGAATTCCGTTTTGTAGAAGTCACCGAAGTAGCGGATCTTGACAGTCCGTGCGTCGCGGTTGTGATGGATGAACCATGCGTACTTGCCGGACGGCATGAGCAGGATCTGATAAGGCCGAAACGGTATCGCTTCGAACCGAACTTTTGCGTGTACCAGTTTCATAGTGGCCTCGTTGAATGGGTGCGGTTTTGCAGCCTCGGCTGCGGGAGAGCCGCTTCCCTGGGTTTGCAGCGATAGCCGATACTTTTGATTTACGGTGTCGTCGGCGGTCGTGCTGCGATGGATGCCAGGGTTTGGACGAGCGATCGCTCACCTGGCTGACCGTGGGGGACGGCCGTAATGGATTGGTGCTGGATGCAGGGATCGAACCCGCGGCCCGCTGTTTACAAAACAGCCGCTCTACCTACTGAGCTAATCCAGCTTGGAGCGGGTGAAGGGAATCGAACCCTCGTAGTAAGCTTGGAAGGCTTCTGCTCTGCCATTGAGCTACACCCGCAAAGTGGCGGAAGATAACTGAGTCGAACAGTCGGCGGTGCCGCCGGCCAGGCTTTCAAAACCTGTTTGCCTCCGTGGCGCTATCTTCCAAAATGCAAAAGCCCCACGTCGTAACGTAGGGCTTGTATTGGGCCGGTGCTTTCCCGGCTGTCAGCGGAGTATTAGCCATCGAGAGGGCCGCATCCCATCGTCAGGCTGTTGGTGGCCTCGTATGGCACGGGCCAGAGGTTGGCGCGCATCCAGGCAGCCATATCCGAATACGCGCGCCGTGAGTGTTTCTGCGGGCTGCATCGTCCACCTTGCGGTGCATACTCACACTTGCTTCCACCAACACGGCTGACAATTGCACCGGCTGGGAAACCAGCTCGCGTTACGGAATCTGTATCCTGCGCAACAGTCATGCGTGTTGGCGCTGGCTCTGCCCCAGCTTGACGGCTTGTGTACCGTGGCTTTCCTCTTAATTGGTGGCCTGTGCCGAGTCTCAGGCATTGTTCCTTCCAGGTGGAAAGTACACGCGGCGGATCGGACACCGCCGGCCACCCTTCTAGTCGCGCATCGGCCTGCGCATTCACCAACATCGAAGCGGGCCGGGCTTGATACCGGCTGGGTCGCTGCCTTCAGCGCAGTGCGCCTACCTGCTTCCCTAGAGCTTCGCACGTCCTTCCGTGCCGCCGCTTCGATGTTGGTACAAACCGTCCGGGCGCAACAAAGCTGCCATTCGGCAGCTTAATTACGCTCCACGTGGGAGGTGACAGTTTGTACCTGCATAATACACGACTCAAATGCGCAATTCAAGCATTTTTTGCCTGTTTGACGCGGTTCCAAGTCATTTGTATCAATTTTGATACGGTGTTCTCGTATTCTGATACATTGATTCCAAGCTGACGACAAAGGGCTTTCGTGTTGCTGGGACGCCATTCACCGCTAGTCCCCCGAATGCCCCTGAAATGTCCAAGCAGCAGCGCAACGTCTCGATCAGAAAAGCCGGCGATCACCGAGTTACCCACCAGCCGGCCATGAATCGCACGCTCCACCAGCAGCGCGGCCCGCTCGTCGATCATGCTGCCGCTGGATTTGGTGTAGCGGCACAGGTCACAGGGGTTGGTCTTTTCGAAGCAGATCTCGCAACGGTTGGAACGATAGTTGCGGCCCTCGATGCCAGAGCGCCGGCTTGCCAGTCCGGTGCCGGAACGCTGCCAGCGCCCCCAGTTCTCCATCATCTCGTGCGCCTCTACCGGCACCTTCAGCATTGCCAACGCACGGAGTACACCCAGATCGATCATTGCGCTCATGATTTCCCCCTAATCAAAGCTCGCCGCGCAGCAGCGGCAGAAAGTCTTCCAGCTTCAGCACCACTCGCCATTCTTCCCCGTTCTGGCGAAAGGCCACTATTGGCACATCTCCGTCCCCAGCGGCTTGCTCTACCTGCCGGCACCAATCCATTACTGCCAGTTTCTCGCGCCGCTTTACCTCAAACCTGAATTTGCCGACTTGCGCGTCATCGCCCGAATCTCGTGCCTGCCCAAGCTTCCTCCTTACCTCGATTCCAAGCTCTTCGCTAAGCAGCTTGCAAAACTCACGTTCCCCGGTAGCACCTTTGTTTCTTGATCTTCTTCCTGTCACGCCGCATTCCTCCAGTCGGTTCTTTCTTGTCTTCCCACCTGTGCCCGGATCAGCACGCCGCCGCCCGGGCGATGCAGTCCACGCTCCATACTGATCGCGTCGATCCTAGCCTCTGGGCCGATCACGCCAGCCAGCTTGATAGCGTCGATCACCGCGTCGATTACGTGAGCAATCTCCGCAGAAAACTCGGACGGCGGGTTCACTATGATCGACACGCTGATCGAGCCTTCCAGCGCCGCCTTGTCACCAAAGGCCCGCGCCACGGATTGGCGGAATTCGCCGCGCTTTGCTTTGCTGACGGGTGGGAAGTGGGTATACAGCGAGTAGCCTTGGTTCATGCCGCTTCACCGTCGTTGTCGGCAATCGTGTAGTGCTTCGGCGCTTTGTTCTTGTGCAGCTCCTTCAGACGAGCGACGTGCGCAGTCATTTCATCCGCCATGGCTCTGTAGCCGCCGGCAATGTTGCGGTCATCCACCAGCTTCCCAGCCGCGCGTGCATCGACCAAGATCGCCATACACGCCAAAACCGCAGACAGGTGGGGAACCCCATCATCCGGATCGACTTCCTCACCATCGAACCACGCCGTGAGATGGCGCAACGCCGCATCGTAGTAGATAGAGGCGCGGACACCGGACACTCGCCAGTTAGCACGGCCATACTTCAGCGCGCCGTTCAGCAGAGCGATACTGCCGGCGGCAGTGGCGGTTGCCGGCCACAGATGAACCGGCAGCTTGCTGCTGCCAATCGCGTCTTTGGGGTTCGTGTCTTTTGTAGTCATGCTGCCTCCGCTTGATTGGCACACCATTGGCCGTTGATGATGGAAATCAGGGAACGCTTGCCGTTCTCGTACTGCACGCAATGGGTGTGAGCCCAGCTCGACAAGCCAGTGTTGTAGCCCATGCTCATTGAGGAAGAAGTGCCAACTTGATAGACGCCATCTGCGATACCAGGGCTGTGGCTGTGGCCGATCACCATCTTGCTGCCGGCCTTGGTCATGCCATGCAGGCTGCCGCGGGTGCCGTTGATGCCTTGGTCACCGTGCTGGCTGTACTCGACGCCATCAACCGAGAACGATTCGTCTCGTTTCAGGAAGTGAACCTTGCTGCTGTCTGGAAGAAGTTTGCGCACCCAATACTCCAGCGGGTCCAGATCTTCGTTAGCGGCTATCGCGTTCAGCATGGCCAGTTTGGTTTCGTGATAAACGATGGCGTTCTGTACGTCGGTCGCGTTGCGATGGTCTTCCAGCCACTTGTAGATGTGCTCGTTGTGATTGGAGCCGGCGAGAACCACTTGGCTGGCGCCGGATTCGTCGGCAATACGGCCAATCAGCGCCACGGTTTCGCGGATCTCCGTCGCCACATCGTCGCCGGCAGACTTGCGGAGACGGAACTTGTCGAAGTAGTCGTTGTGATGGCTTGCGCTCTGAAAATCCAGCACGTCATGCAGAACGATGGTTTCTGGGCGCAGCCGGCTTGCAAGGCTGTCTTTGCCGAAAACGGTAGCTTCCAGCACACCGCGGTCATGGCGGACACCGTGCAAATCGCCAAGGGTCAACACCTTGGCGCGGTGGCTCAGCCGCTTAGCGTTGCTGGTGCTGTATTTCTGGTCCAGGTCGTAGAAGCTGCCGTCTTTGCCGGCGTTGAGGTGGCGGAAGTGGGCGTTTGCGCCATCCCACTCAACGACAACGGCGCCTTGAACCTGGTGGAACTCACCTTTCTTGCCGGCTTTGCTCTGGCTGTACACGGGGCGGGTCACGGCGCCAGTGGTCAGGACAAACTTGGACGACTTGCCGATGCCGGTAGCTACGCTCTCCAGTGCAATCTTGGGATGGCCAAAAATGCCATGGCTCTCGCCGGACATGGTGTGCAAACCGGAAAGAGGGCGCACAGCAGTCGGCTGAGTCGGTACGTCAGCCAACAGCATCACACCCGGGCAAAGTTCAACACGACCGGCCTCGATATACCGGGAAATCTCCGGGGCGAACCACTCGTGCGGCTTTTCTACATTGCTGGTTGGGTTGCGGTAGGCAATAGGCACAACAATCAGCTTCGCGCCATTCTCGCGGCAATACTGCTGCAGCGACTTCAGAAATTGGGCATGGACCGGCGAGCCAGACACGGCGCAGGTAACGACGAACCGATTGCCGTCCACCTTGCGCGCCACGGTTGCCGCCTGGGCGACGCGATGACGGAAGGTGCGGCCACAGTTGGAGCACATGTAGCGCTGTGCGGCTGCGGAGTGAACGCCGTGTTTCCCTTCGTGGTTGCAGTTCGGGCATGTCAGGTTCATTCATCATCTCCATCATCGTTGCGTCGGTCACGGTGAACCCAATGCACAAAGGCCAGAAATCCGAAGAAAATTGCCATGTGCAGCACACTTGCCAAACTGTCGCTCATGCCACCCCCTTGATGATCAGCAAACCCTTTTCACGCAGCCGGCGCAGTGTGCGAACCATGCCGCGGCGCATGTAAAAATCCTTTTCGCCCGGCTGCCAGTCATGCGGTGCGCGGCCGTCGAGCACTGCATGGCAGGCGTCACAGCCAAATGCGGAGGAGATGTCGTCCGCTTTGCGCGCCATGCCGTGGCTTTCGTCCGGCAGATGGCACAGGACCGTTGTGTCTGTGCGGCCGTTACAGATGCCGGCAATCTGAAGCGTGCATTCCTCGCCGGCGGCGCTGTCGCGAATGGCGTTGCTGGCGATGCGCCCGCTGTCGCGCCGGCCGGTGCCTGGCGTGGAGCCGGGGCGCGGCACGATCTTGCTCGGTTTCACCATTTCACATCCCCGAAAACAAGGAAGCTTCCGGCGTTGATCAGGCCGTAGCCGAAAATCATCATGTCGTACTCGCGGCGGGTGTATCCGACAACGGCGAACACGATGCCGGCGGTCTGAATCATCAGACCCATCAGGATTTTGCTCATGCTGCTTTCCCCCCAATCATCCGCGGATCGGCATATCTCCAGTAAAATCCTTTATGTGTTTTTTTCTTCCCTTTTGCGCAATTGCAAATTTCTGATTTTGTAAATCCACACTCTTTTGCCGCCTGCATTGATGGAAAATATATCTCTTCATTGCTTTCGATATTTGTAGCAATTACTGGTGTTACGTGTTTGTTTCTGTCTAACTTTTCAAAGCTGTGTTTAAGGTTTTCAGAAGGTGTAACCCATTCAAGATTGTCTGATCGGTTGTCGCTTCTTATTCCATTTTTGTGATTAACTTCAAGTCCTTCATTGAATCCATCGCAAAATGCCATTGCGACTATTCGATGAACTAACATTCTTTTCCCGGATAAATCAACTTGCATGTATCCTGTGTTTTTCGCCGCCCATTGTTTAAGTGTGGCACCTTTTTGGAAACGCTGTTTCCCACAGCGTCCAAGAGAAACCATTCTATCCAATGAGCGTATTTCTCCGGTGTTGCTAACCTCGTAACCATCATACTCATTCACCAATTTCCATGTTTTCATGGTTATATCCTTTCCATCCACTTAGGAGCAGTTAAACGTACGCCGCTATCAATACACCAAGACTGAGTATACTCAATGCAAGATGCCATTCGTTTAATGCCCATTTGTGCCGTACTTTCTCGGATATTTACAAATTCACCCTCAAGGCCAGGAACCATTTCAGATCCAAGACCTGTTGCTATTGCATGCCCTGATACAAATAAGCATTTCCATTGTGGAACATCTAACCTTTTTCCAATCCATTTGGCTTGCTTGCTGGCATCTCCGCAGATCGCGTGAAACTTGGCGTTTTGCATGTCAGTTCGAGTTGCATCGCCAAACTGGACCATTTTTACTGCGTCCAGCGGCATCATTGATATTTCAGCCAGAACACGCTGGCGATCTTCTTCTGATGTGATAAGGCGCTTAAATTTGCTCATGCGTCTTCGTCCTTTTTGGCATCAATACCAAGACGCTCTTGAAGAATGGTCAGCATGGCGGCCTCGACACACGTATCGCAGATACCTAAGTTGTTCCCAAGAGGGCTCGGGGTAAACCCAGCACCGGCAACAAAATAATGCTGACTTTTCCCGCAAAAATCGCAGCAAATAACATCTTCGTTTCGTACACTCATCTCAGCCCCTTCCCATGTGTCTGATCGTCCTGCTCAGACATTGAACGTGCCGCCGCAAACTCAGCCTGGGAGCAGGGTATTAAGCGGTTGTGGTGGAACTTGGCGGGGACCATACCGATTTCGCCAAGACGGGCGCCGATGACGTGGATCTCTGTGTAGCCGCGCAAATCACCGTCGCGGTGAGCGAGTACACCAATCAGCAGGTCGCTGTCCTTTTCGATGCTGCTGGACTCGGCAAGATCGGCCATGACCGGGGTGCGGTCCTTGCGGTCGGCATACTTCCGGTTTTGCTGGGCAATCATCACGACCGGGACATTCATGCGCTTTGCCAAGGTCTTCAGCGACCACGTGATGTCGGTTACTTCCTCGATCCTGCTGCGACGTTGACGATCGCTGGTAATCAGACCGATGTGGTCAACAACGATCAAGTCCAGCCGGCCACGGCTGCGCTTGATTTGCGCGGCCTTCATGGCAATCTGCGACGGAGTATTGCTGTCGAGGTCGTAGATGATGTTCATGTCAGCCATGCGGGATACCGCAGCGCTTACACCGTTCCAGTCTTCGTCACGCATGTGGCCGGTCAGGACGTTGCGAGCGTTGGCACCTCCCAAGCTTGCGTAGTGGCGAACTGCAAGCTGGCTCTCTCCCATTTCACGAGACACGACCAAGATGACGGGGTAGGTATTTTCGTCAACCTTCGTCAGCGCAATGTTTTCGACGATGGTCGTGACGGCAGTGGTCTTACCGCCTTTCGGCGGGCCGAAGATGGTGATCAGCTCGGAGTGGCGGAATCCGCCAAAGATCAGGTCATCCAGATCATCGAATCCGGTCTTGAGCCCTTGGAATTTGTTGTCCAGGCGCGAATCGATGAAATCTAGGCCAATCTTTGCGATGTCCGAAATGGTCAGCAGCCCGCGCTCCATGCCCTCGGTGGCGCGGCTATCGACATGACCCAGAGCAGCAGACAGCGCGTCTTCGTAGCTGTCGTGCTCCATCATCTCGTTAGCGGCCATCAGCAGCGCGTTGCGCATCTCCACGCGTTTGCCATTCTCAGCCACCACTTTTGCCGTGTACTTGTGATTGCAAACTGCGGCATTGTTGACCAAGTTCCAAACGTACTCACGACGGCGGTCTTGCTCATGCTCGTTAGCGGGATGAGCAGCATTCAGCGTGTCAGCAACGGTCGATGGGTCGGTAAAACTTCCCGCCACGGACAACTGGCAGACGATGGAGAAGATGTAACCATTCAGCCTGTCGCTGAACCATTCCGGTTTCAGACTGGCAACATGCTCCGGCAACTCACCGCGGGCCATCATCCAGCCCAGCAGGTCTTGCTCTCGTGACTGGATCGTCATGCCGCCTTCTCCGCACCATGGAAGCGCTGGGCAAAGCGGCCCTTGCTCGTCAGGAAGCACTCGCCGTCAGACGACAGGGCCCAGAACCCGTACCAGTTGTCTCGCACGGCGTTGCGGAAAGCAGCCCTCCAGTCCTTGTACTTTTTGGCCTTGTTGCCGCCCTCGGTGTGGCGATGCTTGAACTCGGCCCAGCACAGGGCAATGAATTCTTCAGGAAGCCCGGTCTTTTTGGAGTCAGCAAAGATCGGGTCATCGGCACTGATCGCAACCGCGTCTTCAGGCAGTTCAGCAAGCCAAGTCTTCATCGTCACTTGTCGTGATTGAGATTTCGGGGCCTGCTGAGCAGCGACGACAGGAGCTTGATCTTGTATTTGTTCTTCTTCTGTATCTGTATCTAGCCGCGTTACGGATGCGTCACGTAACGCGTTACTCTTGCGTGACTCACGATAACGGCGCTGGCGTTCTGCACCGGTAGAGTCAGAGTCGCTCTTCATTTGGCGCTTATCCCAAGCGACAGGCTGCCAGTCGGTATCGATCAATCCAGCGGCAACCAGACGGCGTTTAACGTCACGAATGACTGCGTGATCAATCCAAAGGCGTTGCGCCATGATGCGGTCAAGCAGATCGCCATCAACGACCTCATCAATCGCACCGTCGCACTTCAGAGCAAGCACTCCGATAAAGTGACGCTGATCTTCAAACGCCAAAGAAATCAACTTCGGATCATTCAGGAAGTCGGCGTACATGCGGAACCATGGGAGACGGGAGCTCATGCTGCGTCCTTTCCAAAGAAAGCCTCTGCAAAGGCGCGGACAGCCTGATCATAGGCTGAGACATCAGATGGGAATGCGCGGGCGCATTGCATTGCGAACAGCACACGCTTTGCAGAGTCGTAACGGTGATGTGCATCCGGCAGATCGGCAGCCGAACACAGTTCAATAATCTTGTTGATCATCTGGACTTGGCTCATGCCGCTTTCCTTTGCGCCATGTAGACGACTTCTCGACCAACATCGCGGCGTGTGATTGCGCCATCGTCGGCCAGCTGGGAAGCGTTAGCGGAAGCGCATTCGAAAGTGATTCCCAATGCACGGCCAATCTCTGAGATGCTGTAGCCGGCGCGGTGCTGGGCGAGAAGATCCAGGATCTTGTTCATCAGCGGGCGAGAGATCAGCGCCTTGTGACGGGTCTTGATCACCTCGTTGTCCTGCCACATTTCCAGCACTACTTTGTGCGGGCGGAAGTTGGCGCGATCCCAGGCTTCGTCAGCCGGCATTTCGGACGGGATGTCCACGTTGAAAGTCTGAGTAAAGTCGGTCATAATGGCTCCTAGTGGTGTGTTGCAACCCCCGGGAGCCGTTGGCGCGGCTATGATCGGGGGTTTTGCTTTTCCAGCCTGCCGCTGGCGGCTAACTGCTCTTGATCTCCACCATCCGGCCACCTTTGCCAGGCACTTTGTAAGCGCTCAGCTTGCAGCCGCTATCCCCTTGCTTGAACACAACCACTACAGCCGGGAAAGGCGCTTTGTGGTTGCCTCCGTCAAACCTCAGCCTCTTATCCAAAACCCGTACTTCCGAGGCTTTCATCACTACCCGGTGCCACCATCGCGTGTCCGTTCTTGCCGGGACCAGACACACGACAATGGCGCCGTCTAAACTGCTGCGGTAAGCCTTGGCCATCCACAACTTGATCTCGTGGCCGAAGGGCGGATTCATCCAGACCACTTCGCCGGCCCAGTTCTGAGCCAATCCGTCATCAACCTGCGTGTAAAACTTGGTGCACTTCGCGTTCTTTGCCGTAGCGCACACATCAATCGTGAAACCAAATTCCGCGTTGAGTTGGTCAAACAGGGCCTGCGGAGTGGGCCATTCGTCTTTGCCAGTGCTGAAGTGCACGTTTTCAGCCATTCGCTCGCTCCACCATGACCATCAGGTTTTTCATGAACTTCATGGCCAGGGTCACGAAGTCAGCACGCCGGATGTCGTGGCGTCCCAGCCATTGCCTGATGTCCACGCCGTCATTGCCGCGGCTCATGCATTGCAGCTGGTAGAGCAGGGCGTCATCAGGGGAGGAAACCTCGCCTTCCTGGCGCACCAGAGAAAATCCAAACTCATCAGCGAAGAACTGCAGAAGGCGAAAATCGCCAGTGACTTGCATCAAGCGGAACAACTCTGGGGTGGTGAAGTGGCTGGCCTTCTCGTCCGTCTTGTTTGGATTGGCTTTGTTGCGGAACGAGTTGTAGTTAACGCCCATCAGCTCAGCCAGCTCTTGCTGGCCTCCGCCGTAGGCATCAACGGTGTCCTTAATCGCCCAGAAAAGCTTGGTGCTCAAGTCTGTTCTCCGGTCAGTGAATAAAAAATGATCATTTTTTATTCGCTTGGGTTATTCGATACTTGGTTTAACAACTGGCGGATGCTGATCCCGGTGACTTTGCTGACCTTGGTAAGCAATTTTTTAGGAATGGTTCTTGTTCCCGTCTCCCAGAGCGAGAAACAAGATTGTGTGGTCCCAATAAGGTCGGCAGCCTGCTTCTGCGTGAGCTTGAAGCGTTTTCGCCATGCGGATAGCTTTTCCATAGAGTGATTTTATTGCGTTACGCAATCATTTACAAGGAGATTTTTCTGTGCATTCGATTGCGATACATCCATCATGCAGCGCGCTATGCAACGCTACAATCTTTCTTATGGAAAAGTGGCAAGATCGTGCGCGCCATATCATGCGCAATAAGAAATTGAGCCAACGTGCTGTGGCGGAGCGAATGAATCGCTCGCAGAGCACTTTTGCGTGTTGGCTCAGCGGAAGGAATGTTCCGAATCTTGAAGATATGGACCAGTTAGCAATCGCACTTGGTGTCGATACGCCCTGGCTCGTCTATGGCATTGAGTACAGAGAAGACCCAATTGTTGGCAGGATTGTAGATGTGATCAAAGACTTGCCAGCGGAAGAATCTGAAAAGCTGGCAGAGGTCTTCGAAGCAATAAAGGGAGTTTCACACTGATGGCGCTGAGGTCCTAGAGCGCTGTAGCAGCACAAATTCAGCCATTGCAGCAGATATGGCCTCCTGCGACCCCCCTCGGTCGATCCTTAGCACTCCGTCAGTTACTGCGATCAACAAAAACCCAGTGCCGAGCACCTGAGTGTAATTGGTTGTCGTAGATTCTGTTCTACATGGAGGCGTCATCCTACTGCGAGATCCATTGTTTACTCGCTGGTAATCTTCCCCTGATCTAGCCATCTTATTCTCCTCGTCAAGTCAAGTCGGGCATTGTCTGTCGCTGACTGTCTTCTGTCAGTCATGTTCTGTTGTTATGCGACTATTGTCCGGCTGAAATGCGTCAGCGTCACTAGCGTTTTCGTCAGTAGACAGAAAAAAACTGTACTGATGCGAAAATCTTTATTGTTAATGCATTGTTTAGAATGCATTACATTTCGCCATTCCCGATCCTATACATCAATTGCTCCATAGAGTCGCATCCAAACTCGATCTTAAGCTGGTCAAGGCTATATCTAACCGTACTAAGAGGTATGCGTAATTGTGATGCGATCTCTTTTTGTGTAAGCCCGTGCTTAATAATGCAGTGTATTATGGAACGCTGATTGTTTGTCATTTTCGCTAAAAGTCGCTCTGACGAGAAAACTCGGTAGGCTACGTGAGAGAGTTCAGGCAATACCATGCCAAGGGTTTCGCGCAGCACCGGGCAATCTTCTACCTGCTGTCCAATGAGCGACATGAAGATGCGGCAGTCACCGATTTTGTTGATGAAGGTGAGGCCGTGCGTCATCTTGAAACGCCGGCAGTCTTCGATGTATGACTGCAATGTACGAGTGGGGGACGCAGGATTGAGCCACTGGCTCCAGATGATGGGTTCGCCGGCCGGCGCCAGCGCTATTGGATCAATGAGGTGGTATTTGCACTCTGCATAGCGTAGAAGCCACGATTCCGGCCAGCCGCGGTTCACGACCATGGCTGACTGCAGATCGTCATCTCCGCAGAATCCAACAAGTATGGCCGGCGCTTCGGCAACAGCACTGATGACTGCCAGCGCGGCCTCGATGTCGTCACGTGAGCGGGCCTTGAGCAGCATGCTCTGGAAAGCGGTAGTCTGATAGACGCTGACTGCGGTTTTTGTTGTGAGCAGCCTGGTCACTTCAGGCAGTCTGGTGATGAATTCCTGCATAGTCTCCTCCTGACTTTAAACTTAAGACACGGAGGAAGCGTATGGAAATAGATTGTTCTGATGATGAAGATCAATCGGACTATGGCGACCATTTCGTTGGGCTCACCGACATGGTGACGGTGCAGAAAGAGAAAACCCGCCAGGGCAGGCGGGTGGTTGGCTGTTGCTACATGCCGGACAGAGAGTAAAGAATGTCGGCTAGGTCAGAGCGTTCTATCTTGCCCTCGGCAACATCTACCATGATTTGCTCAAGCTCTGGGTTTCTGTCTACGGTGTATCCCTGTTGTTTTAAGTAGGTCAGGGTGGTTACAAGGGCTGTACGCTTGTTTGCGTCAGCAAAGACATGACCGCGTGCCAATGCAATAGCGTACATTGCAGCATGTTCGAAAACATCATCTAGCTGAACGTATAGTTTTAGGTTCTCTACTCGCTCTAGTGCTGCCTCGAGTCTCCCAGCGTCGGCCCGTCCATGGAGGCCGGGCTCATCCTCCAGGATCAGGTCGTGAATTTCTTGAACCTGATCAGGTTGGATCGCCCTATCAGCGATCGGCAAGAGCCTTGATCACTTGTTTGTGCTCGCCGATTACCTTCTTCGCAGAGGTAACGACAGACTCAGTGGCTGAGCACGGAGATATCGGCGTAACGGCTACGCGCTTCTTTATGTCTATGCCATAGGAGTTGCGCGCCACATTTTGTATAGCGGTCTCTCGTTTGACAGCGGACTCTGTGGATCTTTGAACCGTCAGACTGGTGGTCTGCTTGTGCTTGTTCGTTCCCATTTGACCCTCCTTGTCTATCGGTTAGAGATGGGTAAGTGCTTCGTTAATACGTCTATAGTATTCGACACTCGTTTCATGTCAAGTTCCGCTTTGTTTTTATTTAATGATTCCGCTATCGATTCGGTAGGCACGGACGTTGACAACAAAAAGCCCGCTTTGCGCGGGCTGTTGTTTCATGTCTCGCTCAAGCAAGAGCAAGTTTTTCGATCTGTGGTCGTTCCTGTTGAGCAGCATGCCAGAGATCGTAGTTCATCTGCATCTCTAGCCAGAGCTCCGGCGATGTTCCAAGGTACTCGCTGAGCCTGATCGCCATATCAGCTGAGATGCCGGCGTGACAATGAAGGATACGGGAAAGATGGGCCCGCGTGATGCCAAGCTGTCCAGCTGCTGCAGTGATGCTAATCTCGTCCAGCCATTCCTTAAGAACGGCGCCAGGATGCGCCGGGTTGTGCATTCGGCTCATCGTGTTTCTCCTAGTGGTAATCATGGTAGTCAACCAGTTCAACGTGTCCGTCCGCGGTGAAGCGGAAGGTCAATCGCCAGTTCCCATTCACCTTTATCGAGCAGTAGCCACTAAACTTTCCTTTCATTGGATGTGCTTTCCAGCCAGGCACCATGATGTCCTTCGGGCTTTTGGCGGAGCTTAGCGCTGTCAGTTGTAGCGTCAGCTTCTGTTCATGGCTCGGGTCTATGCCGGACCTATCCCCGGTAAGGTAGAATCGCTCTAAGCCCTTGTGGGTGAATGAATTAATCATTGTTGTGTAGTGTATGTATACGACCAAGATGTATCAAGTGTAGTTCGTGAAATTTCTTTACGCTTTGACAACTTGAGTTGCCGTATTGTCACCTGTTCGTGGCTAAACGACATTTCACATCATGCCGCTGTAGGTAGTTCTGATGCACCAAGATGTTGGTTGAGAAGAATTCGCTCTCAGGCCGGATAGTGGCGCCATCTCTACGGAAGATCAGATTCAGCTCAGTAGGCTCGCCGCTGTACGCGCGCCGCAACTTCGGGAAGAACTGCAGACGTATATAAGGCTTCTGCTTGTCAAAGCCGATGCTGGCGCCGTTAGATGCATCCATCCCGCCACTGCACCTGGTCATGAAGTTGAACAGGGTCTGCCCGTCGGCAAGCTTGATCTGCTTCGCGAAGAACAGGCCGATCTGGAAGTCTTGCCTGTTTAATCTGACCGTCTCGGTATCGCCTGGAACCACGCCCGGCATTTTCGGGACGCGGACGGCCTTGATGTCCGGGTACGTTTTCAGCGCGTGCTTTTGTAGCAGCTCCCATCCATCCGCTGGGTTCTCCAGCGCGTACTTCTCCGCCGGCGACACCGGCACGTTGATTGTCGCCCCCGCCGTCGCGCCCGCGGCCACTACCAGACCCATCATCACAACAGCATGGTGTAGGGCTTGGGTATGCTGCTATGGTGTGATGTAAATACGTCACAAATAAGTACAAAAAAAGCCCGCAATTGCGGGCTGCAGCCGGTGTTACTCTTGCTCCTCAAAGTCCATCAGGTAGGTCTGCCCAAACCGGGGGTGAATCATATCGACCTTTTCCTTGAAGTCATCCGGGGTTCTGCTCAGCTTGAGCAAAGTAACAATTGATGACAAATGCTCCCGTAGCTTTGGATGTCCAAGATCTTCGGTTAGCCACTGGTGCAGTCTTGCCTTCTTTTGAGCCCTAGAAGCCGCCTTTTTCAATTCAGGGAGCAATTCTGGTGCGATACGTGCGTAGACCACTTCATTTGTCAGCTTTCCTATGAATCCTGGGCGCCAAGAGCTTTTTCCAGCCGGCGGGTAAGGCAGATCATAGAGACGAAATATTTGCTTATAGTATTCATCTGGGAACGTCTTAAGCCAGGGCTGGAGTTCCTTGGCCACAAATGCTTCAAGGATTTTTGCAAGCGCATCTTTTTCTCGATCTCGCTGGTAGCCGGTGGCTTCATCAATCAATGCGATGATGCCCACTTGCGCAAGGCCGCGCATCAGGATGTCAGCATTTATGGCAATCGGTAGCTGGCGATCCTGCAACGCCTTGGCATCTCGTGCGCGTAACCAAACTTCGCAGACCTTTGGCAAGAGCGCCGCATCAAGCCCGTATGCTTCGCTGTTGTTTTTAGAGTCAAGATAAACAATCGGTGATTTCACCACCTCTTCAAGATCCGCGTCGATAAAGGGTTTCAGTGCTTTATGGGCTAGGAAAACGGGTAGTTCACCACCAGCCCCTGCAGAATTCCCACCCTTCACAATGCCAAGAGCCACGGTCACGCCATTTCGAGAAATTACTCGCTTGCCGTCCGGCAGAACAGCGCATTGCAAAGCCAGCTCACCAAGTTTGAGCACGCCAATATGGGATGCCTTTGGCAATGAAGCTTTTGCTTTGCGAGCCTCAACCGCTTTCCTCGATGACTCTTTGCGTTCTTCAGGAGTCATCTTGGCGGCACGTGCCTTTCCACCTATAGCCTTCCCAGTAGCATCGTCGTTCATTTTTCATCCTTTCTAGAGATGTGCAATTTATAGCATGCACGTTAATAACGTGCAAATGAACTAGGTAGAACAAAACCGATGGGGTTTTGGCGGCTGGCGAAGACTTTGGTTTGCCGGGCGCATCTGCTTATGTCCACTTCATCTTCATGTCAGCGCATCGCGACGTTGGCATTTTACTCCGCAGGTGGTGTGTTGTTTTTTGATTGCGGAAAATACTTACTGGCAAAAAATATTGCAAAACGCAATTGACTTGTGTGATTGCGTAACGCAATAATTCACTCAACAGCGCAACACACCGCGCACCGATCCTTAACAGACAAGTACCACCGCCATCCGGCAGCAATGCCGAAACAGTGCCTGCAAGACGACAGTAAGGCCAGTGATCGCGAGTTTCCCAGGTCCGGCGCTAGAGCGAGGAAGGTTCAACGAACCTTCCCAAGGACACAGCTACTCGGTTTCAGTTCGCTGATGTTGGTTGATGGGGCAGCGCCATCTCAGGCGCGAAGAAAGTCAGTCAGGTGTGAGAACCACCCTTGGCGGCAGAGAAAGAAACACACCACCCACCCGATGCGCGCCGCAAGGCGATGGCAAGGGCCTTAAATCGCAGATGAGGGGAGAGTGGTGTTAAGTGAATCGCCGCTTCGCGAGAGGCGGCACATTGAAGCAGCAGCACGGAAGGACGTGCGAAATGTGAGTGGCACCCATTCCGGTCTAGCAGGCAGCCGGCTAAGAGCGTGACGGACACGGCTCAGGCTCTGATCAAGCTCACGCACTCTCCGATAGCCGGTATCAAGCCCGGCCCGCTTCAATGTGTGATGCAGCAATAAACGAGGACGCAAGATGGGAGCCAAAGAACTAGCAAGCTTGATGGGCGTGAGCGAGTCCGATTGCGTAGCTTTTCTGGATTGCCTGCGCGTGTGGACTGACAAGGGTTACTCGGTAGAGCAGGCCATTGAACGCCACATGCAGCAAATGCGGCGGTTAGTGAACGCTGCGTCGGATGTGGCCAAGCACCCTGAAATCCGGACAGCAGCAGCCAACGCTGTCTGGGATGCGGTAAACGTATAAGTAGCACAAAGGCGAGAGCGGCCTAAACGGCTTTTCCGACTGACCGGCGTAAGCGGTTATCACCGTCAGATATGAGGGAAGGCCGCGCTGGGAGCGGTTGACGGACCCGGACCCACACGACTGGTGGCTGAGCTGATTAATAAGGCCGTACTGGGAACGCCGCCCCGGCAGTCACCAGCCGTGTTGGTGAGAGCAGCGCAACCTTGGCAGGCTAATGGGGCGCCACCCCAGCGCATGCCGCCACTTATTCGCCCGCCTAGCGGGCTTTCTTTATGGGAGTATCGCAATGGAAATCACTCTGCCTGAGCTGAAAGAAGGCGAGAAGTACGCTGGCCTGATCCTGGTTGACGGCAAGCCGTCGCATCACGTTGTGTTGCTGGATGGCGACATCAAGGCGACATGGGGCGACGCCATGGCCTGGGCTGCAGAGCAGAGTGGTGATCTGCCGAATCGGGAAGAACAGGCGTTGCTGTACGCGAACTTGAAATCCGAGTTTGAGCCCAGTTGGTACTGGAGCAATACGCAGTACTCGCGCGGCGACGCGTACGGGCAGGACTTCGACGGTGGCTACCAGTTCGGCGACGCCATGAGCAGCTACTTGCGTGCACGAGCCGTCCGCAGATTACCCATTTAGCCATTCATCAATTCAGCCGCCGCAAGGCGGCATTCCTTTGGAGGATGTCATGTCGACCATGACCATCAAATCCAAGAAGAACACGATTTACCGTGGCCATCGCGCTACGTACTTCCAGGTTTTCGAAGGGGAAACATTCATCGCGGAAGGTTTCGCGCCGGGGTATGACGCCACCGATGCGGCCTGCTGTGCATCCTACTGGGGAGACTGACATGAAACGTGAACTGCATTTTGTGAGCGCGCTGCTCGAAGTACTGAAATTCGGGCATGAGCGCAGTTGTTGCTGGATGGTGGAAGAGGCCATGCCGCAGCAGGCCATCATTATCTGGTGCTGATTTAGACGACCCCACCGTACCGCGCCGGTGGCCGCGAAAGCGGGTTACTTCTCGGGCGCGCGCTCCGTCCGACAAGCGCGGGTGAGCAGGCCCTTCGGCCTTTGCAACAGCGCCGGCAGTCCTAGCCGATAGCCTGATGCCGGTTGTACCAACCCCGCCTTGAGCGGGTTTTTTTATTGAAGCAAGAGATGAAAACGTGGAATGTCGACTTCGTGCCTCGCGGCAAGCGCGGGCAAACAAGCCTGCGCGTTGAAGGTGTCCGCGCATCTGACCGTAACGCCGCGATCATCACCGCGGCATCGCAAGAGCGGATCAACGCCGCTGACTACAAGACTAAGGCGCAGCTGGCATCTGAAGGCGCTGGTTTCGGTGGGGTGCAGAGATGACTGAACTGGAAAAGCAGCGCAAAGCGTTTATCAGTTGGGCACGTTGGCAGTGTTTCGACTGCAAAGAAACCAAAAGCGGTGATTTTGGCGAACCTGCAGTTGCGTGGATGTGGAAGGCTTGGCAAGCCGCCATCGCAGCTGCCGAGGCCGCGCCGGCCATGCCGGATGCACGCGCACTAGCAGAAGCGCTTGCGGCTTTGCTTGACGCGGTTGACAGCGTCGCAGAATTCAGGGGTTACGATCAATTCTGGATTTTGGATGAGCGGAGCAACGCCCGCGCCCTGCTCGCCGCCGCGCCGCCGGCAGCCGGTAAGGAATCCTTAACAGCAGATGCCGAGCAGCCAGCTCCCAACTACCCGGCCATTCCGGAGGGTTGGCAACTGGTTCCAATAGAGCCAACCGAGCAAATGTGGGATGCAGGGCGTGACCCGATTATGTTTCGCGAGCTTGGCCATTTTCGCTATGGGGGAGAAATACCAGCATGGCAACGCGGTCCAGATGGCACGGTGGAAACCGACAAGAGCAAGGGTACGACCGCCGTCCATGTGTGGCGCGCGATGATCGCTGCTGCACCTCGCCCAGGAGAGTCAACATGAAACCTCCCAGCAAACAGGCCATCCGCGCTATCGGCGGAAAGCACCTTCTCTACAACGACAACTGCAATGTCTACCTCACCGGCTATCAACAAGCGGTTATCGACATGAGCCGCGATTTCGACGACCTGAAACTGCGGTCTATGTCGAAAGAGCGGGTGATTGGCTTCTTTCAAGATCGGCTGGACGAGATGAAGGAGACGGCAAAGTGAGCGCATACCACATTGATTTGCAGCGCCCGTGGGCGCGAACACGCCAACGCATCACCGTCATTGCCATCGACATCAAGCGGGCGGTGAAAAGCGCCGAGGATATGACCGGCATGGTCGCCTACGGCTGGAGGAAAGTCTCATGACACAGTTCCTGCTTCGATTTGCTGGCGGCCTACTTCTGGTCGCCATTTTTTTTGCGGTGCAAATGCTGGTTCAAGCAGCGGAGCAGCTGTAATGGGCTGCGCTGTCATTGGCGATCTGTCGCGGCATATCGCGGCTGAGACGCGAGCAGAAGATGAGCGGCTGGACATCGAGCGGGCCCGTGATGCCTACATCGCGGACGGCGTAGACTGGGATGACGCCGCTGGCCGGAACGAAAAGACGCGGCAACTCAGTGCCATGGCATTGGCAGCAGCGTATGCCGGTGATGTCCGTGCAGCGAAAGACCTGGCCGGCCAGCTGTTGGATGAAGCCGCCGGCGACTATTACCGGTGTGAAATGGAGAAAGCAGCATGACACCCATTGAAGCTATCAACGCCATTGCGGCGCACCGCCTGGACATCCACTTCCACCGTCCTGAGCGCGGCAAGATTTCGGTCTGGTCCGAAGAACAGCGCGATCGCGTTTACGCGATGCTGCACGAGTACCCGGACGAACTGGCCGCACTGTGTGGCGCGGTTGAAATGTGGGTTGCTCGTTACGGGACACCCATGAACGAGGAGGCGGCGTGATGGAACACACGAAAGAGCCGTGGCCTGCCTATCCATCTATCACCAAAGCAGACCCTGTCGGCCTGATAACGCTGTCGATGGTGGACTACGACCGGGCGCGTGCTTGCGTGAATGCATGTGCAGGCATGCCGCAAGATGACCTTGAAGAGCTGGCCAAGGTAGAAGGCGGCGTGATGTCACTTACTGTCTACGCCGACGATATGCGCCAGCGTGTCGAAAAGCTCGAAGCCGACTATGCCGCTCAGGGCCTGGCACTAAAAGCGGCCAAGGCCATGCAGGCAGGCGAGACGGATCGGGCGGATAGGGCGGAACGCGCACTGCTGCGTGCAGGGTGGACTTACACAGAAGGTGCCGCCGAGTGGAAGCCACCCCTCTGGCCATCATCCTCCACGCTGATAGAGAAGTTCGACAATCTGCAGGTGGTGCTGGTTGGACTGGTCGATGACATCCAAGGGTTGATGGAAGAAAGTGACGGCGTTTCCGGCTTGCACCGGAATGGAGACATTGCGCCGTGGAGCGAATTAGAAGCAGGTGGTCGGTATGAGCGATTGTCCCATCTTCCGGACGCTATATCCGCCATCGCTGCAGCAAAGGAAGGCGGTACCGCATGATCGGCCACGACACAACCATCCGCGACTGGCTGGAAATCAAGCAGCGCGCTCGCAGCCACGATCTTCAGCCCAACATCAAAACCCCACCCATGCCGCCCGAGCTGAAACGCCGGCGCGACGACAGCGAAGAGCGCCGAATGTTTCGGCAACTAGCAGGGGATGAACCCATTCAACAGGCCGCTTAAGCGGCCTTAATTTTTTGGAGAAGACAATGGAGCAAGTGCTCAAGTCGGACAGCATCGCGATGATAGCGCCGGCCTTAGTGCAAGCGCGGCGAGACGTTGGTGTGGCCATCAAGAATGCGGTAAACCCGCATCTCAAAAACAAATATGCCGATCTCGGCGCCGTTCACGACGCGATTGATAATGCACTCGACAAGAACGATCTGACGCCATTTCAAACACCTGTTGCATCAGACGATGCAAAGCTGCATTTGCAGACTCTCCTGATTCACAAATCTGGCGAATATATCGGCGGAACCTTGGTCATGCCGATGAGCAAGCAAGACCCTCAGGGCTATGGCTCTGCTTTGACATATGCGAGACGCTATGCTCTAGCAGCCATGATGAACGTCACTCAAGACGACGATGATGGCGCCCGCGCCGCGGATTGGCGTGCAAAGGCTGATGAAGCTGCATGTCAACCGTCCCAGTGTGAACAGATGGCTGGGTTGCTGAAGCAATACGGTAGAACGTGGGAGCAACTGACAGCAGTCTATCCGCGCAACACACCATACAAAGGGATGTCCATGGACTCAGTAACGGCCAAGGACATGGACACGCTGATCAAGTTTGTGAAGGGGTGCTTGAATGACACCAAGAACCAATCAGCAGCTGCGGCATGATCTCACTCGGCTAACCATGGATCGGATGGGGTTTGATGGAGCCACAGTGGCCCAGGGGTCTGATAGCTGGGAGATGATGCGGCTGGGTGTGATTACCGCCAGCCGGGCAAAGGACTTGATCGCTACCGGTGGCATGGCGCCATTTCCAGAGGATGTGGATATCGTCAAAGACGGCCGGATCAACCGAGTGTCTTTTGATGGAAAGACCTTCGAAGGCACAAAAGCCGAGTGCATCAAGTTTGTCCGCTCTCTGCTGCCGCCCCTGCCATCAGACATGCGCAATACCTACTTGATGGAACTCATTGCCGAGGTTGCCACTGGTCAGCAGAAGCGCAGTGGCGGCAAAGCCTCTGCATGGGGTCATGACTATGAAGAGTCATGCGTGGGATTGTACGGTTTTGATGCCGGCCTCGAAGTTGAAACCATCCCGTTTGTCTATGGCGATGACACCATGCGCTTCGGCGCAAGCCCTGACGGTCTGCTAGGCGACACAAGCGGGATTGAGGCAAAAAACCCGTTTAACACCGCCGTGTATCTCAAGTTTGTTTTGAATGGTGAGATCAAGACGGAGTACATCGAGCAGGTTCAGTTCTCGATGTTTGTCACCGGGCGCGAGCAGTGGGTATTCGCAAATCACGATCCAGACGTGCGCAACTACATCATGCACAGCATCAAGATTGATCGCGATGAAGCCAAGATGAAGACCTTCGCTGATGCGGTTGGCCAATTCACTTACGAGATGGACAACCACCTAGCGAAGTTGGGCTATACGTTTGGCGATCAGTGGCCTCACTTCCGTGAAGAAAGGAAAGCGGCATGAGTGATATCCGAGATATTTTCGAGGAAAAGATGCGGGAACGGTGGCCGCATACAACGCATAACGGATATCAGGGGTTCAATATTATGGCACTGTCTGGCACATACGCGGACGGCCATTTGCAAAGCGCATGGGATGGATTTCAAGCGGCCTTGTCCGTGATAAACGACAAGTGGCAGACCATGGAAAGCGCACCAAAGCACACCGTATTGATCGACGGTATGCATCGCTACGGACCTTCAATTCTGTTGTCTGTTGGTCCCAACGTCTATCGCGGCAGATGGTGGGAAGCGCACTCGATAACAGGGAAAATTCAAAGCAACTTCCTGCGAGATGGGAGCATTGCCTGCTTTCCAATAGCTTGGATGCCATTGCCTGAGTCCCATAAGGAGAAAACAGAATGAATAGCATATCTTTCGACGGCAGATTAGCCGCCGACGCTGAACTGCGCTACACCCCCAGCGGTGAGCCGGTACTGTCGTTCCGCGTAGCCAGCGACATCGGCTTTGGCGAGCGCAAGAGCACCAATTGGTTTTCCTGCACCATTTTTGGCAAACGCGGTGAATCACTGAAGAACTACCTGGCCAAAGGCCAGCAGGTGACCGTTTACGGCCAACTGGTCCTGCGCGAATGGGAAGACAAGGACGGCAACAAGCGCCTGTCCCCGGACGTGCGCGTCAACGAACTGAGCTTGCAGGGTGGTCGGCAGGAAGCCGGCGAGTCGCAGTCATCCCGACAAGATCCGCCGGCTGCGCCTAGGCGCCAGGAGCAACGCCCTGCACCGAAGCATATGGATGATCTGGACGACGATTCTATCCCATTCTGAGGAGACAATATGCAGCACGATCTAAAAACGTGCACAAAATGCGGCGAGGCTAAATCACTCGCCGATTTTTATTCTAGGCAAGCCGTTTGCAAAGTATGTTATCGATCCAAAGTGCGTGCCAATCGTCTAGCCAATATTGATAGGTTTCGCGCTTACGATCGCGAGCGTGGCAGCAGGCCTGACCGAATTGCAGCACGAAAGTCCTACCAGCAAACAGAGGCCTTCAAGGATTCCCATGCGAAAGCCAGCAAAAAGTATAGGCTGACCCACGCCGTCAAGAAAAAGGCAACAACGGCAGTTGGAAATGCGCTTCGAGACGGGCGGCTGCAAAAGCTACCGTGCTGGGTATGTGGCGCGGCAAATAGCGAAGCACACCACCCTGACTATTCAGCCCCGCTTGCAGTTGTTTGGCTTTGCGATCATCACCACAAAGAAACGCACAAGCTAGCAAACAGGCTAAAGAGAAAGGCTGCCTAGCAATGCTAGTAAAACAGCACCGCCGCCGGATGTGGATCCGCTCGGCATTACGAAAACAAGCCCGCCATACGCGGGCTTCTTCTTTGGAGCACATCATGTGCGAACACGACGAGAAACAAGGCGAGTGCCAATCGTGCAAAGCACTCGAAGAAGCTAATCACCGGCTTGCCGATGAAGTGGCTGGACTGAAGCAAGAAAACTCTTGGCTACGGAGTGGATTGAGAGAGCGCCATGAACTACCCGCCACTGAGAAGTAAGCCGCGGGTTGTGCCGGCGCTCGCTCAGCTTTTTGCGGCTCCGAAGTCCTCAATCAGAAAACCGGTGGTTCTGACATACAGCCGGACCAATGTCATCGAAAAAGTTGGCAGGTTGCCGTCGGCGCTATTCACGGCGAAAGAGGCGATGCACTTGCTTTGCCTGAGCTTGGATTCGGCAAGAAAGATATGTCAGGACGGCTTAAAGCTAGGCCTTCTCGTGGTGGCGAAGCGGGATGGGAAGCTGATTTTTTATCGTAAGACAACCTGATCATTAGATCCGGAATGGAGATGAACATGGAGAATTTTCAGGCAAAGCCGGGTGAGGCATTCGGTGGCGGATTTTATGTTGGTCGTTTTTGTGTTGGTTCAGCCGAATATGCTCTGGTTGTAGCCCCTAAGTCGGTAGGTGAAACAGAAAGCGAATGGGGTAACTATGGCTTTGATGTGCCAGGTGCTCGTAGTTGCTGCGACGGTGCTGCGAATACCGGCGCGATGAAAGAGGCTGGTAGTGAACTCGCATCGGTGATTGCTGGGCTTGATATCAATGGTTTTCGAGACTGGCATCTGCCGAGCCGTGATGAATTGGAAATGTGCTTTCGGTACCTGAAACCGACGCCGGACGAAAACTATTGCACGTTCAGAGACGGTGACAATCCTAGCAGTATTCCGGTTGGTTATCCGTACACAGAGCAAGAGCCGGCACAGACGACAGTCGATGCCTTCAGGACAGGGGGTGCGGAGGCATTCGAGCCTGGTTGGTATTGGTCGTCTACGCAGTCCTCGCGCAGCCACGCATACGAGCAGGGCTTCTCCAGTGGCTACCAGGGCCACGGCGGCAAGGGCCGCTACTTGCGTGCGCGAGCCGTCCGCAGGGTTCTCATCAGCAATTAATCCATTCAGCCATTTAGCCGGGCGCGAAGCGCTCGGCCATTGATCCCCAGGAGGGAGCCATGCAGCAACAGACCATCAGCTTGCCGATCGGCAAAGCCACCCTGACCGTGCCGGCCGAAGACGCGGCACGCATCCTGATCGACAGCTTCGTGCATGCCAAGGACCCGGCGGCGGCAGCTCAGAAAACCCCGCGCATCGGCGAATACTGGGCGGCTTATGGCGGTATCTATGCCGGCTTGATGCGCGGCGAGAACGGCCAGCTCGACTATCACCTGATCGTCGCCGAGGGTGCCGATGGCTTTATGCAGGAAATCGCTTGGGGCGGCTACGAAGAGGACGAGCCGGGCGCCAAGAGCGAATGGGATGGCCGGGCCAACACTCTGGCACTGGCACGCTCCGAGCATGAACACCCGGCTGCCGAGTGGGCGGCGGGCCTGGTGATCGACGGGCACGCCGATTGGTATCTACCCGCCCGCCGCGAGTCTGCATTGTGCTATGCCAACGTGCCGGAACTGTTCGAGAAGGACTGGTATTGGACCAGTACGCAGTACTCGCGCCACCTCGCATGCGGGCAGGGCTTCGACGGTGGCTACCAGGGCAGCAGCGGCAAGTACATCACCTTGCGTGCACGAGCCGTCCGCAGATTCAAGCGTTGGCTTTTCTTTCCAGGAGTTGGTGACAGCCTACTTCGACTGCCGCCGCTCCAAACGCAATACCTCCAGCGCCTTGGCTTTCGAGTCCAGACTAGAGCGGAACCTGTTCCAGCTTTACCAAGAACTCGAAGATGGAAGCTATCGGCCGGGCAGGTCAATATGCTTCGTAATCACTAGGCCGAAGCCAAGAGAAGTATGGGCCGCTGATTTTCGAGATCGTATTGTGCATCACCTGCTCTACAACAAGGTGTCGCCTCGGTTCCATGCCTCGTTTATTGCCGATAGCTGCGCCTGCATTCCTGGCCGCGGCACGTTGTACGCAGCTAAGAGACTGGAAGAAAAAGTTCGCAGCATCACGCAGAACTGGAGCCAGTCTGCCTACTACCTAAAAGGTGATCTTGCCAACTTCTTTGTCAGCATCGACAAGAAAGTATTGCACGGCTTGCTCGCAAAGAAGATCAGAGAGCCTTGGTGGATGTGTTTGGCTGAGTTGATCCTGTTTCACGACCCACGCCAAGATTTTGAGTTTCGTGGTTCGCCTGGACTTCTGGCACGAGTTCCGCCACATAAGCGGCTGTTAGAACAAGCTCCCCACCTCGGTTTGCCGATCGGAAATCTCAGCAGCCAATTTTTCGCAAATGTCTATCTGAACGAACTGGACCAGTTCGCTAAGCACAAAATTGGCGCACGACACTACATCCGCTATGTCGATGATTTCGTAATCCTTCACGAGTCACCCCAGTGGCTGAACGGCGCACTAAAGCAGATTGACGACTTCTTGCCGGATCATCTTCATGCCAGGCTTAACCCGAAGAAAACGATACTGCAGCCAATCGGCAGAGGGATCGATTTTGTCGGGCAAGTCATCAAGCCATGGCATCGCACCACGAGACGGCGGTTATTCAGGCAAGCCATCTATAGGGCGGCCAGCGTGCCCGATGATCAGATTTTCGAAACGGCGAATAGCTATTTCGGACTTCTTGGCCAAGCAACGGCAAGCCACCATGACTGCGCGAAACTTGCCAATGTACTCAGGAGGCGAGGTTTTTGCGTGAACCATTCTTTAACCAAGATTTTTAGGAAGAAAGCATCATGACCGACGACGACCTCGCGCAGTGGCGCCGGCTCAATCCCGGTGCGCCGATCAACCAGCCGCCCAAGTGGGCGGTTTTGCTTTTGGGGTGAGTGTATGGACCCGCAACAAACGCAAGATGAACCCGACGAGCCGCTGCGCATCGTCATCACCGCCGACAAGGTAGAAATCTTCGGCTACGACCGCCCCGTGCTGAAGTCCGGCCACGGATTCACTTGCCGCACGGCAACGCATGAGGCCATCGCGTGGGCTATCCGCCGACTGGGCGAGGAGCTGGAGCACTCGACCGCGTTCTATCGGACCGGCGATTGGGAGAAGACCAACATCGAGATGAACGAAGACAACGAAGGCCCGGAGGAATGGCAATGTCCCACCTGATTGAAGCACCCGACACCGGCGCTGCCCTGGCCGGCCTGACCGAAGCCGAGAAGTGGGCTGTTCACATCCCTGGCCCGGACGACCTGTATGCAGCACCCAGCCACGCCGCCGCCGTTTTTGTGGCCGAGCATCACAACAAAACGACACTGCCCGCTATTCAGAAAATCATGGATAGCAAGCCGCCAGAAGAGCGGCGGATGTATCCACCAATCGAATGCATAACCGCGGAAGTTGTGCCGTGGCCATGGGATGCCGCCGAGCATGAGGAGTCTCTATCCGATGACTGGCCCGAGTTCTTGGAAGAGCATGGCTTAACCGTTGACGGCGTCGCCTACGCCTCTAGGAATGCCACCACGAAGGACATGTTCGACGGCGGCGAAAGCGCCGGCCCTGACCCGTCATGACCGGCTGTTTGGTCCACACCGGCTATCACGTAGATGGCCGGATAGTAATTCGATGGGTCGCCGCAGCGGCCCTTATTCATTGAAAGGCACACATGGCAGTCATTCACGTTGTCAGCGTCAGCGGCGGCAAGGACTCGACGGCCACGCTCAAGTTGGCCGTTGACCGCGTAGGCCGCGAAAACCTAATTGCCATTTTTTGCGACACCGGCAACGAGGATCAGACCGTTTACGACTACCTCGCATACCTCGAAGAGTTGTTCGGCATTCGCATCGTTCGGCTAAAAGCCGAGTTCAGCGAGCAGATCGCGCAGAAGCGAGCGTTTGTAGCCGGCGACACTCGGCCGGGCCGAGAGTACGACACGCAGCCGGTGTTCGATAGCGAGCGTCGGCCCGTTTGGGCAAGGGACGGCAATGGCCGGTTGCGGTTTGCACTCAAGAAAAACCGCGGCGCACCTTTTTGCGCATTGATCCAGAAGTCAGTCCGGGTCGGCGGCGGCCGGCGTGTGCGCTGGAGCAATAAAGCAAAGCGCCGGGCTTTGGCCGTGCTCCACCCCACCGGCAACCCCTTTCTTGACCTCTGCCTGTGGAAGGGGCGTTTCCCTAGCCGTAAAGCGCAGTTCTGCACTGAAGAACTCAAGCGGAACATGGCTGTTGCCTTCCAGCTGGACCTGATCGATACAGGTCACCGCGTAATCAGTTGGCAGGGCGTGCGTCGAGATGAAAGCCGAGAGCGTAGCGACGCAAAGAAAATGGAGCGCATCGGCCCAGCAATGTGGGCTTTCCGGCCGCTGGTGGAGTGGAGCGCGGGCGATGTCTTCAGCTACTGCGCTGACCACAGAATCAAGCCGAACCCTCTCTATCTAGAAGGCTGCGATCGCGTTGGCTGCATGCCGTGCATCAACGTCAGCAAAGATGAGTTGCGAAACACAAGCCAGCGCCGAGAGGGGCACATCGCCCGCATTGCAGGCTGGGAAATCATTGTTGGCCAGGCCAGCAAGCGCGGCGCAGCGACATTCCTACCCGCTCCAGGCGACACCCGGACGGCGGTTGACCGCGGGAACATCTGGCAACGTGTTGAATGGAGTCGGACGACTCGAGGAGGCCGGCAGTACGACTTGCTGGGAGATATCGACGAGCCGACCACATGCGCCAGCTCATACGGGTTATGCGCGTAATCAACACACGGGGCCGCACACGCGGCCCTTACTTATTGGGAGTGAGTATGCAACAGAACCTGATCGACGCGGCGCGCGCCGTTATCGCAGCAGACCGAGCCGGCGAGCTGACGGACGAACTGATCACCGCGCTGGAGGCGGCGGCAGATGCTGAGACGGCGGCGGCAGGCGGGCCGGTGGCGTGGTTCCAGCAACTGCCGGGCGAGAAAGGCCTGTGGTATGAGCAGCCGCTTGCCGTGACGCACCCGGAGATTCGCGCCAAATGCACCGCGCTGTATGCCCAGCCCGTGCCGCCCGACGCCTTCGCGCTGCTGGAAATCTGGCAAACCTGGCTCGGCGCGGGCCGCGAGTCGTGCAGCGAGCACGACAAGCCGCTGTGGGACCGAATTGACGCTGTGCTTGCCAGCAAGGAGCCGAAACATGACTGATCTGGAAAAGCAACTTGATGCCCTCCCCGATTGCGTTATTGAAGCGACGGCGGAAGCCATTGGCGGCGCGATGGATTGCTTGCGCGTGTGGAGCGCCTGGGGCGTCGGCACCATGAGCGCCGATGATTTCGCACCAGTCGCCGACGACGGCGAGCGCGTGGCGGAAATCGCGCGGGCAGCGATCACGGCATACCTCAAGATTTCCGCAGATGCCGCGCCGCAGACGACGCCGGGCGTGCCGGATGGATGGCAACGCGAACTGTTGGATTGGGTAAGCGCATGCCAATCTGCATATCACATCGACAGCACGCCAGGCCATCGATTCGGCGGGCTGGGCAGCAATCTGGAAGAAAACCGCGCCGAGTTGGTGGCGTATGTGGCCGACCTGCTCGCGGCCGCAGCGTCTCAGGCTAACAAGGAGACACCCAAATGACTGAACTGGAAAAGCAGTTGCTGGAGGCGCTGAAAGCCTGCATAGACGATTCGCGGGAGTGCTTGAAAGAGCTCAAGCAGAACTGCGGTGGTGATTTTGGGCATCACTGCATCGCCGAGCAAACGCGGCTGATTGAGAAGGCAGAGACTGCCATCGCAGCCGCCGAGGCCGCGCAGCCGGTAGAAGGCGCTTCGGGTGAGCGACTGGCTGCTGAGATGGCACTTTCTCAGCAGCTTGCTGCGCGCGTTGATGATCTGGAGCGCCAGCTTGTCGCCGCTCATCAGCTCGCCAGCGCCCAGCCGGCGGCCGTGCCGGATACGCCGATTCTGTCGGATGATCGATTGCATCAACTGCACTGGGATCATGTCGGCGGCGTTGAGTCGGTGCGAACCTGGGAATACGCAAAGCACGTTAGGCTTTGCCGGGCTGTTGAACGCGAAGTGTATGCCATGCTCTCCGCCGCGCCGGCCCAGGTCGAACAGCAGGCGCCGGACAAGTGGCAGCCGATCAGCACCGCGCCGAAGGATGGAACAGTAATTCTTGGCGCACTGATAGGTTCGGACGTTCCGCAATCCATCCGCTACGTGAACGGCGGGTGGCATCTGTCATGGGATGATTATCGAGTTGCTGGCATAGATGGCCCAAGCCATTGGCAACCACTGCCGGTCGTACCGACTCAAGGGGCCGCCACGCGCCCGCCGGCAGAGGCGAAAGGGGGCGAGGCATGTTGACCCGCGAAGAAATCATCCACTTGGCTCGGGAAGCTGGGTGCGACATTCTAAATGTTCCTGGGGTCGGTCAAATCGCCAGGTACCGCGACATCCGCGTAACCAATCTGCTGGAACGCTTCGCCGCTATAGTGGCTGCTGCCGAACGCGAGGCCTGCGCTCAGGTGTGCGATTCCATCGAAGACCGGTACCAAGAGACTGAGTGTCGCAATTGGCCTGAAATGAGAACGGACGCACAGCAAGGTGCTGGCGAATGCGCCGCCGCCATCCGCGCGCGCGGCGAGAAAGGGGGCGAGTGATGGCGTGCGAGAACTGCACCGGGCTGGAGGGAATCCCGCTATATCCGAATTACGGCCACGCGCCGCACGTCCACACGCAACCAGTGGGCGGCACCGTCTTCGTCGGCGAGCCGCCGGCCAACTTCATCCCGGACCCGGACGCGCCGGGCCTGGGGACTTGGTATTGCCCAGCCTGCAAGGAAGGCATGCCGAATGCTGATATGGACGCTCAGCAGCTCATGGCTGAGCTTGGGCCGGCAAGCGACACAATCGACACATGGCCGGCGTGGAAGCAGGCGCTAGTGGCCAGCCGAAGCGAAAAGTTAAAGGAGGATGGGCGATGACCCCGAAGAAGAAACCGAAATGCAGAACCTGCGGCGGCTACTGCGGCAAGAAAAAAGGCCAAAGCTGCCAGTTTGCGGCCAACGAAGCCAAGCGGCGATCTGATGCGCTGTGGGGCGCGCTGACAGCAGGCATAAGAAAGGACGCCAAATGA